AAAGAACTCAAGCTAAGACTATAGGCCTTGGTATAATGTATGGAATGGGTAAAAATAAATTAGCATTATCATTAGGAGTTACTAAAGATGAAGCAGATGAGTTAATTGAAAAGTACAACAAGAAGGTGCCTTTTATAAGAAAACTTTCTGACAGATGTAAATTAGCAGCCGATGAGAAGGGTGTGATTAGAACTAAAAAAGGTAGAAAGTGTAGGTTTGATAAGTGGGAGACTAGAGACTTTGGACTACATCAAGCTGAAACATTTGATAATGCAGTAGCTAAATATGGTAAAGATAATATTAAGAGAGCCTATACATATAAAGCGTTAAATAGATTGATCCAAGGATCCTCAGCTGATCAAACAAAACAATCTATGTTGGATTGTTATAAACAAGGCCATTTACCAATGCTACAAATACATGATGAACTTTGTTTTAATATAAAAGATGATGCTCATGCAAATGAAATAAAAGGTATAATGGAAAAATCAATTGAATTTAAAGTACCTTCAGTAGTTGATGTTGGATTAGGAAAGAGTTGGGGTGATGCTAAATAGAAATTTTCCTCATGATAACAAAGATTTAATAGCTTATGCAGCAGGATTATTTGATGGTGAAGGTAACATTAATTACGCACAATATAAATGTAAAAAGCCAAACGGTAAAATATATTTAAAATGGAATGTTGCAATGGAAGTTGCAATGACAGATTTAGATTGTATAAAAAATTTTTATGATATTGTTAAAGTAGGTAGTATTCATTTTAAAGGTATAGGTAAAGGTTCACTTGGTAAAACAGATCAATGGAGATGGAGATGCTCACATCAAAAAGCTTTACAGCTTGCAAAATTATTTTTACCTTATTGCACTGTCAAAAGAGAAAGACTATTAAAAATTATAAACCACTATGAGTTTATTAAGCCGAAAGAATCCCTAGGAAAAAAGTTTAGTTTTTTAAAACCTAATAAAACTTAGCCTGTTGCAGCTAAGAGTTCTTGAACATCTTGATGCTTTAATTCATTTCTAAGAGATTTTATTTCGCTCTCAGTCTTTAGCATTTCAGTAGTACATATTCCATTTGTCATAAGACTAGCTGACCAAGCGTGTTCTTTGTGTTGAAGTTTTTTTAATAACTCCAATTTTTCTTTACTTAACATTTACGATCTCCTCGTATGTTATGTGGATCCTTTTATTACCGGTGAAGCCATCATCGATAACTTCAGTAGTACCATTATCCACGTTGTCTGACACTTTCAATATCGCTTCTTTGCAATCGGTTGCTTCAACTACTTGGTCTACTTGCAAACCTCCCATGTATGCTTTGATACGATAAGCTGTCATAAGATATTATAAGATATTTCAAAGCTTTGGTCAATATCCATACCCTCACTGTCAATGGCATAGCAAAATACATCATAAGAGGCCATAGAGCCCCCTAATCCTTCGATTTTTCGTTTTTGAGCTGTTCCTATAGCCCTAGCCATAGATCTGCATTCTGAGGCATCTGAGAGGTTATCTCTTAGGTATTGTCCACATTTTGTATCTCCATTTGGATAGGTCAAACAAAATGATGTTAATAAGATAAATTTAAACATATTAACTAATTACTGATTTTAGTTAGATTGTCAAATAGTCTGATTTTCTTTACAAGAAAATATTATATATGTTCTGTAGTCATTTATAAAAGTGTCACTAAAATTATCCATTAATTCAGATGAATATTTATATCCATATCTTGCACATTCATGATAGCTGTTAAACTCAGTATTTTCTGGCACAAATGGCTTACAACTGTTACCAGAAATATTGCTGCATAATAGCATTACTAAAATAAATTTTGTCATTGACTTCTAATTACATCCCATATAATTAAGATAACACAATAAAAACAAACCAACAATATGAGGAGACAAAATGACTACAGATAATTTACTGCCACTTGGTCAAAAACCAGAAGGTGAACTACACGCACTAGAAAGAATGCAAAATGCATTTAATAAACTGATGACTTCAATCAAAGTACTTGAAGAAAATATTAAGAAGCTAACAGAAGAAAATAAAAGACTTAAAGAAGCTTTAGGAATAACTGAAACATTAGAGCCATTACTTTTGACAGAAGATATGGAAGTTAAAGAACCAAGTTGGAAAGATTTAGTAAAAGAAGAAAGCCCTTTGAATGATTTGAAGGAGGTTATCAATGGACATAAATAAATGGAAGTCAGTAGCAATACCCTCTAATGATTACAAGGTATTAAAAGCACTTTGTAAATCAAAGTATAGAGCCCCAGGTGCAATGATATCTAAATTGTTAAATGACTATGTAGAACATCAAGCTAAGAAAAATAAAACAACTGTTGAAAATTTTAGAAAAAAATTATTAAACGGAGAAAGTAATGATGACGGAGAGCGATCTAAAAAGAGTTGATACTAGAATAAAAGCAAAAGAACTTTTTACTATTGAGTTAGATCATGCAAACAACACGCTTACCTTTATTGTAAATGGTAAGATTATGAATGTTATAAAAACATTTAAAGCAGAAAACTTGTTTGATAGAATGTTGAAGATAGCAAAATTTAAATTTTTAAAAATGAGAGACTCTAGTAGAAAAGAATATATTGAAAACTAAACTCAAGGTATTAGATTTATTCAGTGGGATTGGAGGCTTTAGTTTAGGTCTTCACTCTACTGATATATTTGATACAGTAAAGTTTGTAGAGTTTGATGAATTTTGTCAAAAAGTTTTAAAAAAAAATTTTCCAAACATACCAATTGAAGGAGATATAAGAAATGTCAAAGGAAAAGAATTTGAAGCAGATGTCATTGTTGGAGGATTCCCCTGTCAACCATTCAGTGTTGCAGGAAAACAAAAAGGGAGAGATGACAACAGATATCTCTGGCCAGAAATGTTTAGACTCATTAAAGAAATCAAACCCGAGTTCATTATTGGAGAGAATGTGCAGGGACTTGTTAACCTCCAAAACGGCATGGTCCTCAGACAGGTGCAAGATGACTTGGAAGGTGAAGGTTTCGAAGTCCAATGTTTCCTTATACCAGCTTCAGGCATCGGTGCTTGGCACCAAAGATTTAGGGTCTGGATTGTGGGCCACTCCAAACACAATGGATTACTTGCCGCCGAGAAGCGCAGCAGGGACAAAAAAATTAATGGAGGGACACAGGAAAGGCAGAACCAAACCATCGAATCTGAGAGAACAAGTGGATCCAGAAACGATGAAGATGTATCCAACACCTCAAGCAGCCGATCACTTAGCAAACAAATCGGAGACACTAGAAGCATGGGAGAAGAGAGCAAAAAAGAAAAAGGAAGAGAACGGAGTGAATCTACAATTTGCACTTCGACACGCAGTTCAACGAGACGAGAGAGAAAAGTTAAAGATGTATCCAACACCATCGGCCAACGAACAACAGTATCGACTGAAGGGAAACACTCAAGCATCGAAGTGCCTAGAAGCAATGGCAAGGAGAGGAGAGATAATGTATCCTACACCATCAGCGAGTTGTCAGATGGATGTAGTAGCACCACCAGAAACAGTGAAAAAGAATTCATCCGGTTGGAGTGTAACGAGGGTTGGCACTGGAACGAAGTTCGGAGCGAAGTTGAACGATGTAGTGAACAAAGTAAATCAACCAATCAAACCTGGTGGCAAATTGAATCCGACCTTTGTGGAGTTCCTAATGGGATTTCCAGAGAATTGGACAAAGATAGAGCAAGCAGAATCAAAAGTCTCGGAAACGCAATCGTCCCACAAATGGCAAGAATCTTCGGACTCGCAATTAAAAAAGTTTTATCCGACTCCTAGAGCAAATGAACCTGGTAGAACAACTAAAGGTTATGGTAGGGGTTTAGCAGAATTGATGGAAGGTAAAGAACAAAGAGAACCAAAGAAGATGTATAGAACACCTACTGCAATGGACAAGGGTGATAATAGTTTTAAGTATGCAGCTAAAATATTAAAAGGTAAATTAAATAGATCTCAGTCTAAGCAACCGGTACAGAAAACATTATCTATGGATGTAGCTATGGAGCATTTAAAAAACAATCAACACTTAATAGAAGCTTACGATGAAAAATTTAAGATGAGACCTCAGCTCCCACCTAAAGAAACATTTATTAAATATTTAAGAGAGAACCTGGATAAGAAAAAATTAGTTGAAGATAATATAATTAAGAAGACAACTATTGATCATTGGTTAAGATCGGATCATTGCTTTGCATACCCTACCGTTGAATATTGGAATATGATTAAGCCATACTTAAAAGAAATTAAATTCGATTATCAAATGACATTTGAAATCGAGTCTGATTGGGAATGATTCGTTTAGAAATAACTTTAAAAAATGATGAACGACTTAAACAATCAATGGCTAAACATTACACAAAACCAAAAGGTTTTGTAGGTAGATCTATTTGTTATGCGATTTACTATAATGATATTTATTATGGCCATATTATTGGTGGGAGCTGCACTTTGTTTTTACCAGGACGCAATGAATATTTTGGAATTGATAAATCTAAATTTCAACAGATTGTAAATAATATCTTCTATCATGTAGAAAAAGTAAATGGAAAGTATCCAATTCGTAACTTTACTTCACATGTATTGAAAGCTTGGAGATCTCAAATAAGTATTGATTGGTATAATAAATATAAAAATAAGGTCATAGGTTTTGAATCATTAATTGAACCACCAAGGACTGCAGATTTATATAAAAAAGATAAATGGGACTTTGTTGGTAAGACTCATGGTTATACTTGTAAGAGAGTGTCTGGAAAAGAAAAAGGTGTATTTAAGAATGGTAAAAGAATTTGGGATAGAGAAAATTTAAAACCTAAGTTAGTTTATTGTAAAAAAATAATATCACTCCCTTGTACCCACGACACTGATTAGTTTATAATAAGTACTTGCCACTAAGGTAATTTTTTTATATGACTAAACTTAAACGCAACTACAAGATATGTACCGACTGTAAAGGAACGGGTAAAATCATAACTTCAAACAGATTGTTTGTATCTTGTATCATTTGCAATGGATCAGGATCCACGACTCACGGCTCATCATCAGAAGCACAACAAGTATTATTATTTAAAGTAGCGTGGGATTATATTAATGGCAAACAAAACGGATGGTATCACTGATCTAACAAAAGTATTAGTTAGTGCTGCTAAAAAATTTAATGAAAAAGAATATAGTAAACTACAATCTGTAATCTTTGCTATGCTCCATGGGGTTAACTATGGTTATACCGACATGGATGCTAGATTCCTGGAAGACTCAAACGATTTATTTTTTATACACAAAGCTGATAAGATTCATAAAAAGATAACTAAGAAAACAAAAGTAAAATACAAAGATAACATAATTCAATTTAAAGATTTTAGTAGAAAGGATGTCACGAATGATGGCTGATAATTATACTAAAGCAGAAGCACAATTGGATTTTAGAGATATCTCTGAACATATAAGTGAAGAGGGATTAGAAGGCGCAGCCATTACAACTTTGATTGATGATGTACACGAACACTTTGAGGTCGCCACTCGATTAAATTTTAAAAAATCGAAAGGCCATTATCGTGCTCTACTCAGTAGGCTTATTAAAACTTATGGGCACTAAAATAGCTTCTGACATTGTTGCAGAAAATCATGTGTGCAATGAACAGAAGTTATGGAGGCATGTAATTTTAAATGCGTTTGAAGATACAAAAGTTTTAAGTTCAGATCGTAAAGCTAGTTTGGCAAAATGCGATGCACATTATTGGATTGCAAAGTCAAAAGATTTTGAACAAATTTGTTGGTGGGCAGGATGGGAACCAGACAATGTAAGATACAGATATTCTAAGGCCTTAAGCAATGGAGATATAAAATTTAAAAGAAAACATTTTCTGTGGCACGAATATAATAAATTATTTCAAAGATTAAAAGCTGAACCCAATTTAGATTTAAGAAGAGAATTAAGACGGCATGTTGAAAACAAGCGTAGACAAATAATGGATGCTGATAATGTGTATGTTAATAGTTTTAAGAAAGATTTAAATGTTGAACTTTAACCTGCAGTCAGGGAGCAAAATCTAAGCTGCAGGTTAAAGCAGTTAACTCATGATTTCTCCTAAGTTAGTTAAGTAACTTTAATATAAAAAAAATTTTTTTTCAAGTTTTTTTTCTTCTAAAAAATGTTCTCCAAAACCATGATCTACAAATTGAAATAGCCGTGAATATTACTGCTATATGAAAAGACTCCCATACTGTTGGGTACATATCGAAAAATGGAAATATATATAGCTGCACTAATGTTGAAAGTAATAGCCCTGATCCTACATCAATAAGTGTTTCGAAGAGATTTCTCATAATAAAACCTAGGCTCACTAGAAAGGAATTTCAAAAACGTGAGCCTAAGTTAACTAACAATTGAGGTAATGAAAATGATAACAAACATTACTCAAGATAACTTTAGTGTATCGGCTTGGATCCGTCAATCGTTTATCTAGGTCAATGGCACAGTGACCACGGTTCACGGGGCTGGTTTCCTAATACACTTTCTTAGAAAAAAAAATAAAAAAAAATATTTGTAAGGGTTTTTCTCTAGGAAACTAGGAAAAACATTGATATACAACAATTCTAGAGCAAAATAGACTAGGAAAACACTAGGAAAATTCCTAGTAATTCTAGGAAAATACTCTGCTTGAGGCCATTTTCTGCAAAAAAATAAAAATAAAAATGTTTGTAAGGAAGCGTATTAGGAAAAATTTTATGGTATAACAGGTCAAGATGACTAAAAGAAAAAATACCTTAAAATCAACATCTGAGCTTACATTGAAGCAAAAAGCATTTGTAGACATATATGTTAGTAACTGGGGAGAGATCTCCAAAACTGAAGCAGCCACAAGAGCTGGATATACATCTGATAAAAAAGAAGGACCAACTGAAATTGCAAGTAGACTTACCAATCCAAATAAAAATCCTCATGTAGTTAGATATATGGAGATGAAATATAACCAAGAATTAAAAAAACATGAAGGCGATAAATTAAAAAAATACAAAAGATTTGAAACATTGAGTAAAAAAGCTGAAGATAAAAAACAATTTTCTGTAGCTGTAAACGCAGAATATCGTAGTGGACAAATGGCAGGATTCTTTGTAGATAAAAAAGAAGTTACTCATGTTGGATTGGAGGGTATGAGTCGTGAACAACTTGAAAAAAGGTTATCCGAACTTGAAGGAAAAATCGGAGAAGCCAAAAATATCATTGACGTTACGCCAGAAGAAATTACTTAAAGATGGTGGCTTTATGGTAGTGTTTAATGAAATTCATAATAGTCATTTAAACACTTCTGTAGGTATTGTTTCAGTTTTAACTGAGGATAAAAAATGAAAACTTTGAAGACATATGTGGGAAATTTTTTCAAAACTTTGAAGACATATGTGGGAAATTTTTTCAAAACTTTGAAGACATATGTGGGAAATTTATGAAAACTAAAAAGCTTCAAAAATCAAAAATTTTAAATTTTAATTTTAAAAATTTAGGAAATAATATTTTAGATTATCCTTATGTTGAGATAAAATGGGTTGATATTGAGGGAGACGCAGGTTGGAGTTCAACAAAAGATTTAAAAAATCAAAACTTACCTGTATGTGTTTCAAAGGGATATTTATTATCTCAATCAAAAGGTATAACCAGAATATTTACAGATTATATTGAGACAAAAGATAAACCAACATTTGATAATATAGGTAATACTACAATAATTCCAACATCTGTAATTCAATCAATAAAAAAAATAAAACTTTAATCTTGTAATTAAATTAATAGCGTATATCTCTATGTAATCATGGATAATTTTCTGGCATTTTTAGTAAGATTAATTGTATTTTACCCTATACCCACCTTAATTATTATTGTTTTAATTGCCTTTTTTGGCATAAAATAAACATTTGACAAAATAATCTAATATCTTATATTCATGGGATATGAATATAAAACTAACAAAAAAACTAACAAAGGAGCAATAATGGGATTTGATCTAACAGGTATGAACCCAAAAAACTTACACTTTCAAGAACCAAAAAGACCAGATAATTTATTTGATCTTCCAAAAGAAGAGCAAGATAAATATTTTGAAAAACAAAATGAGTATCATAATCAATCTGGGACTTATTTTAGAAACAATGTTTGGTGGTGGAGACCACTTGCAGATTATGTTTTAAGATTTACAAAAGTAATTCCAGAAGAACAACAAGAATCTTGGGGTTATAATGATTGTACCGAGATATCTCAAGAAGATGCAGAAATGATATCACAACAATTAGATCATTTAATTAAAACAGGTCATTGTAAATCGTATGCAGTTCAGTTTGAAAGAATAAGAAAAAAAATTGAAAAACAAAATGATAAGGTAGAAAAAGAGTTAGATAAATTTTGTAAATCAGTTGAAAAAAAACTTGGTAAGACTAATCTTGCACCAAACGATTTTCCAAAAGAAGACAAGAAAAAATGGGATAGTATTTATGAAAAGAAAAATCATAATGGCAGTTATCCTTTTTCTGTTGATAATGTAAAAGAGTTTTCAGAGTTTTGTAGAAATTCTGGTGGCTTTACTATTGGATAACAAAATTTTTTGTTTGTTTTTAACGATTGTTAAAAAATAAAAACAAACTTGAGTACCCTCTGAAAATAATTCATTGAGGGTACTCTTTATTAACAACTAACAATGGAGCAAAAATGAGTAATAAACAAATAAGCAAAGATAATAGAGAATATTGGCAGAGAAAATTATCAAGTAAATTTGATGATAAAAAAAGTGCCATTAGATCTTTACATCAAGCAGAAATAAATGAAACAACTCAAAAAAACTTTCCAATTTTTAAAAAAAGATTAGGAATTGAAAAAGATATAGAAAACTATCTGAAAGTTGAAAAAGAGTTTAATGACTATTCTAAAAATTACCAAAAGAGACTTGAAGAAAAAAGAGAAATGGTAAAAAAACTTTTTTCTGTAATCAGAGATAAATTGGTTAATTGGTCAGAAACTCGTCAATGGGATACTTACGATCTTCCTAAATACGATTATGAAAGTAAGATGTATGATTTAAAAGATAGGTTAGATAATTTTTTAAAATCACAATGCAAAGAAGAAACAAAAAATGCATTTTATAAATCTAAAAAAGGTTTAGAATTGCAGAAACTTGATGAGTTAGAAGAAAAAGCAACTGATCTATTACATAGTGACATGATTGGTTCAGAGGTATTACAACAAATATCTTTGATTGCTAAACAAACTCAAATCAATATGACAATTCCAACAGATACAATTAAATCATTACCTAATGGTTAGTATTGAGAGACTTGTTAAAATATATAATAACTTTGGCGATAGAGAAAATCTATCGCCATTGTGTAGTGCAGATGAGATGTTATTTGATGACAACCTCACAATTAAACAAAGAACTTGGATTGAAAGATTTATTGTTGTTTGGGATTATGCAACAAATCTTGATGTTCAACTTCATAAAATAAGTGCTATGGCAAGAAAGGAGTAATTATGGCTAAATATTCAAAAAATATTGAAGACATAAAAAGTGCAGTAAAAGAAAATCAATTAGTATGTGATAAAAACAATGCTTATTACATTACTTACAATAGAGACCAAGACGAATTTTTTATTATTTGTAGAAGTAATAATTATACTATTGGCTTATCTCATATTGATAAAAAAACTAATAAAGAAAAAATTAATATGGGTGAACCAAAAGGTTATTGGCTTATACATACAATAGATGAAACTTGGGCTATGAGAATAGCAAAGTATTTAGAGGGAAGAACTATTGTTAGAGTTGATTATTGTTCAGAAGAAGAAATGGAAAATCAAGGTTGGCATTGTCAACCAATTCAAATTCTTTTAGACAATGGAACTTGGCTTACACCAACAAGTGATGATGAGGGAAATAATGGTGGTGCAATTCATACAAATATAAAAGAATTGCCAATTATTCCTGTAATCTGATATAATAAAATTCTTGATATTTGGGATACACAGACAACCAAGTATCTTGATTAAAGCCCTAATAAAGCGAGAGTGGAGTTAGGGCTTTTTTTATGTTATTGACCTAATAACATAATGAAAAAATCAGAGAGTAATTTGTGGAAACGCATAAAAAATCTTAAGTTAAAAGGTCAATTATTTCGCATAGAAAGTAATACAATTAATGGAATTCCAGATGTTTATTGGTTGATAAATAACAAAAGTATTTGGATTGAACTTAAGTCAAATGATGTCAAGAATATTGGTTTATCAAAGTATCAGATTAATTGGCATTTAACACATTTTAAAAATGGTGGCACTTCATTTATCTTGCGAGAAGACCTCTCGCAGAGACCACCTCAAAATTTACAAATTTTCGTGGTTCGTGAACCGAGAACCATTACTCGTGCCTACTCATCACTCAATTTAAAAGATGCATTAAAAAAAATCCAAGACGCATGAACCTCGTCTCACGATTTCTTTACGCACAACGAAGTTGTGCGTAAAGTTTGAGATTGCATGTGGAATTTTTACATTAACCATTGAGCTTTATATGTGCGTAAAGTTTGAGATTGTATGTGGGCTTTTTTGTTTTTTATATATACCTTTACATGTGCGTAAAGTTTGAGATTGCATGTGAGGATTTTTCGTTTTCTTATTTACCTTTATATATAAATAAAAATTATTTTTTATTTGGTCCTGAAGCTGGGGCAGCAGCTAGCAGCTAAAATAAAAAGTTGACAGCTAACGGCTCCCGCTGTAATAAGATTTATTAACTAACTAAAAAGGAAATAAAAAAATGACTCTATTAAATTATTACAGCCAAACAAAAATGGCTAAGGGGGAAGCGTTTGGATATAAAACAGCTATTTTACATTTTGCGCCATATGATATGAGTGGCAGGAACGTTTGCCCAAAAGCTACCCTGGGGCCTGGTGGATGTGTTAAGCCTTGTTTAAATACATCAGGCCGGGGCCAAATGAATTCAGTGCAGCAGGCTCGAATAAATAAAACTAATTATTTTTGGAATAACAAAAACGGATTTTTGTGGGAGCTTTCAAAAGAAATACAGACCCTGAAGCTAAGAGCTGCTCGAGCTGGTTTTAAATTTGCCGTAAGACTCAACGGCACCAGTGACTTACCATGGTTTAAATATAAAGTTGATGGAGGTGGCAGCCTTATGGATCTCCATCCTGATGTACAATTTTACGACTATTCAAAGGTCCTTAACTATCTTGATCATGGTAAAAAAAATTATCATGTTACCTTCAGTGACTCGGGCACTAATGATCAGGACCAATTAGCTGCTATAGCTAAGGGCGCAAATGTTGCCGTAGTCTTTAAGGATAAGCTGCCGTCTACCTGGATGAGTCGTAAAGTAATAGACGGTGATGCGCATGATTTACGCTTTAAGGATCCGTCAGGCGTGGTTGTGGGTTTGGTAGCTAAAGGACTCGGTAAAAAAGTTGAGGTGAATTCCTTCATTAAGGTAGCATCGTAATGGATGCATTCTTAGCGTTACTTGTTCGGATCCTGGTATTTTATCCAATACCATTATTAGTATTACTTGCAATTATAGTACTAGTTTAGAATCATTATAAACTACAGCCCTACAACTTAGGGCTGTAGCAGCTCAAAAGCAGCTCAAAAAAAAATAAATTATTTTGTTGACTTCCTATAATCTCCCATTAAAGTGGGCTATGTGTTAAACATAAAAAAACAAACTAACAAATAGGAGTTAAAAATGAAAACACAAACAATAAAAAAACATAAACAACTAGAGGCAAATATAAATAAAAAATTGTTTTTAGCTTGTAAAGTTAACGAAAAAAGAAAATCATCTAATAAATTGTGGGTTGATGTTAAGGAGGAGGCGTTACCTATAGTCGAAGAGCGTGGAGGTTTTGTTATAGGTCAATTCCAAAACTTCGATTATTCATTAGAGACAATCAAAAAGAATACAACTCGATTTGATATAAAAGGGTTTAAAGAAAACTACCCTGAATTATATAAAACCTATTTAATAGATGGACAATCAATCGAGTTAAAAACAAACTACAAAAAGATAAAATAATGGAGATAGCATTATATATATTTTTAATCTTAATTAGTTTCACAATTGCATTCTTAGGCGTAATTGTACTATTTACGATTGATCCGTGGACGGGGTTTATTCTGTCCACGGGTGGGATTATTTTATCATTAAGAACTATAGGGAGGGTTTAATATGGCTAGATTATCTTACCGTACATGGTTTATAAATTGTAAACCATTAAAAAACGAGGCAAGGGACTGGCAACTTGAATTGGAGAAGGGCAACACAATTCACACCTTTACCATTTCTAATAAAAAGAAATTATTAGATGTTGAATATTTCGCATATAAAAAGATTGACGAATATATTAACGAGGAAATAAAAAAATAAGATAAGATCTTAAAACATATGCCCACGGTGTGGGCATATGGCTCCCACCTATAGAGGTACCAACCAAAATCCAAAAATTAAAAATTTTATTTTTTATTTTTTTAGGATTTTTTTTTCTGCTGTTTACTAACTTTACCTTTACTTGATATGACAGATAGAAGTAGTAAGGCTTCCTAGAATTAGGGGGTAGATTTAATGGGGACCCAAGGGTATAGTAAATTAAGATGACTGATACAGAATTATTGACCACCGATCAATTACGAGAGAGGCTCGAAAAAGTATGGTTAAAACATATAAAATTATGCCAAGACAACTTCTTGTATTTTGTAAAGAATGTTTGGCCAGATTTCATTTGCAGAACTGATAAGGATCCAGATAAGTGGGGACACCATCAACATATAGCACACGAGTTTACTAAGATATCTAAAAATAAAAAAGGAAGGCTCATAGTAAATATGCCTCCTAGACATACTAAATCAGAATTTGCATCCATATACTTTCCTGCTTGGATGATCGGAAAGAATCCTAAAATGAAAATTATGCAAGTATCACACAACGCAGAACTTTCAGGAAGGTTTGGTGCTAAGGTTAGAAACTTAATTGATAGTCCAGAGTATAAACAGATATTCGGAGATGTTAGACTAAGAGAAGATAGTAAGGCAAAAGGACGATGGGAGACCAATCAAGGTGGGGAATACTTTGCAGCGGGTGTTGGCGGTTCTATCACAGGACGAGGGGCGGACTTACTTATTATTGATGATCCACACACGGAACAAGATTCGTTATCCGATAGTGCAATGGAAAGAACTTTTGATTGGTACTTGTCTGGTCCTAGACAACGTTTACAACCTGGAGGCTCAATCGTACTTGTAATGACAAGATGGGCTCAAGATGATTTGACCGGTAGATTAATAAAATCAGAAAATGAACCTAAAGCAGACAAGTGGGAAAAAATTTCTTTTCCAGCTTTGCTTGGTGAAGATGAAAATGTACAACCCGTGTGGCCAGAGTATTGGTCTCTAGATGAATTAGAAAAAGTTAAAGCGTCAATATCAATTAGAAATTGGTCAGCTCAATACATGCAAAATCCTACTTCAGAAGAAGGAGCGATTTTAAAAAGAGAATGGTGGCAGCCTTGGGTCGGGGATCTTCCTACTTTAAAACATGTTATTCAATCTTACGACACTGCATTCAGTAAAAAAGAAACTGCCGACTATAGTGCAATTACTACATGGGGAATATTCACGCCTCACGAATCCATGCCTGACGCTATTATATTAATAGATGCTATTAAAGGTAAATATGATTTTCCAGAATTAAAAATGGTAGCACTAGATCAATACAAGTATTGGCAACCAGAAACAATTATAGTTGAAGCTAAAGCAAGTGGACAAAGTTTATTACAAGAATTAAGAAGAATGGGTATTCCTGTTATGGATTACACACCAGGAAGAGGACAGGATAAACATTCACGGGTCAACGCATGTGCTCCAATATTTGAATCTAAACAAGTATATTATCCTCGAGACGAACATTGGGCTCAAGAAGTAATTGAAGAATGTGCTGCGTTTCCTCATGGAGAACATGACGATTATGTGGACAGTACTACCCAAGCTATGTTAAGATATCGACAAGGTTCTTTTGTAACTACTTATTCTGACGAGGATGAGGTTAAAAGTTATAAAGAGCGTAAATATATATATTATTAAAAGGAGAAGACATGTCAAAAAAATCAAGAAGACGAAATAAAAAGTTACTTCTGGCGGGTGCAGCATTATTTGGTGCATCTAAATTAGGTATGCTAGGAAGTAAAGATGTAGGATCAAGTAATGTTGTTGGTAAAACTGATGAATTTAGAAAATCATTTGTAAAAAAGAAACCAAACTATATTACAAAAAAAGCATCAACTAAAGTATCGTACCCAAGACTTAAGGTAGATTCTGTAGGGAATGTTACTAAAGACGGTGTTACAAAGGTAACGGATAATAAAAAAACTTTATTTATAAATAGAGATTCAAAAGCAGGAACTGGAACTGGAATTTATAAAGATGGTAAAAAAGTAAAAAGTTTAAATCAAAAATCTATTAATGTTTTAACAGATGGTAAAATTGAAACTGGTGGCAAAACTTATGAAAATAAGAAAGCTTATTCAGATGCAATGAAACTTAAAAGATCAAAAAAATCAAATACACTATCAAAAAAAAGCGATAGTGATAATCCTGGCTTATTTGGTTTTACATTTAAAAAATCTTTATTTAACAAAGGAACAATGGTAAAAGCTCGTGGTGGTGGAATGGCGAGAATGAAACCAACTAAACTTTATTAAATTTTAATATGGCTGAAATAGACAAAGTAATTGAAGAGGAAGTTAAAACTCCTACTTCAGAGGAAGTTGATATTGAAGTTGAAGGTGAAGAACCAACAACGGTAGAAGAAGCTGTCAACGAGACTGAAGAATTTTTTAAGAATCTTGCAGAAGACATGTCTGACGAGACTCTTCAAAGAATGTCAAACCAGCTATTAGATGATTATAAAAAAGATAGAGTTTCAAGAAAAGATTGGGAAACAAGTTATACTAATAATTTAGATCTATTAGGAATAAAACACACAGAGATGACAAGACCGTTTAAAGGTTCGGCATCCGTGACTCATCCTCTTTTATCAGAAGCTGTAACATCATTTCAAGCACAAGCCTATAAAGAATTACTTCCGTCTCAAGGACCTGTAAGAACTAGAGTACTTGGAATGGAAGATAATGAAAAAATTAATCAAGCACAACGAGTTCAAGATTTTATGAACTACATGATTACAGAGGAGATGGAAGAGTATACTCCAGAGTTTGATCAATTATTATTTTATTTAGCCTTAGCAGGATCAGCATTTAAAAAAGTTTATTATGATGAAGTGATGCAAAGAGCTGTATCAAAATTTATTCCTGCTGAAGATCTAGTAGTTCCCTACTACACAACTGATTTAATGGAATGTGAAAGAATTACTCATGTCATTAAAATGGGAGAAAATGAGATACTTAAAAAACAAGCTGCAGGATTCTATAGAGATGTAGAATTGAAACCAACTGCTACTGGACCTACAGAAATTGAAAAGAAATACCAAGAGTTAGAAGGAGTTACACCTTCAACTGATAAGCAATATTCATACTCAGTGCTTGAGATGCATGTTGATTGTAATTTAGATGAGTTTGAAAACACTAATTCAGAAAAAGAAGTTAAAGTTCCTTACATCATAAGCATTGATGAAGGCTCTGGAGAAGTATTATCTATCTATCGTAACTACGACATGACAGATGAGACTAAAAAAAGAAAAGAATATTTTGTACATTTTAAATTTTTACCAGGATTAGGCTTTTATGGTTTTGGATTAACACACATGATAGGTGGATTATCTAGAACTGCTACGCAATCTTTAAGACAATTACTAGATGCAGGTACATTATCTAACTTACCGGCTGGATTTAAGTCTAGAGGTATAAGAATTAGGGATGATGACCAACCATTTCAGCCAGGAGAGTTTAGAGATGTAGATGCACCTGGGGGAAATATCAAAGATCAGTTTCAAATTTTACCATTTAAGGAGCCATCAGCTACATTATACCAATTAATGGGCTTTGTTGTGCAAGCAGGACAAAAGTTTGCAGCAATAACTAACATGGATACTGGTAATGATTTACAAAATAGAGCTGTTGGTACGACTGTTTCGCTATTAGAGCGTGGTTCGAGGGTCATGAGCGCAATACACAAGCGATGTTACTACTCAATGAGAAGAGAATTTAGACTTTTATCAAAAGTTTTTGCAACATATCTACCACCAATCTACCCATATTCAGTATATGGTGCAGATCAAGCAGTAAAACAAACTGATTTCGATGATAGAGTAGATGTTATACCGGTAGCCGACCCAAATATCATGAGTATGGCACAAAGAGTTACATTAGCTAACGAAAATTTAAAGATTGCTATGTCAAATCCTATGATGCACAACTTAAGAGAAGCATATCGTAGAGTTTACGAAGCATTAGGTACTCAAGATATAGATCAATTACTTATTCCACAAGAAAAACCAATGCCAAAGGATCCTGCAACAGAAAATATGGAAGCATTGTTTATGAAACCTTTAAAAGCATTCCCAACTCAAGATCATGATGCTCATATTGCTGCACATGCATCATTTATGGCTACAAGAATGGTCCAAATTAATCCTCAAGTCTATTCAGCTTTACAAGCTCACATATCTGAGCATGTATCTATGAAAGCACAAGGAGAAGTAGGTGCTATGATTCAAAATGATCCTCAAATGCAACAAATGTTACAACAAGATCCACAGGCAGCCGAAATTAGAGTTGCAGGCATGATTGCGCAAAGAGTTGCAGAGATAACAACGGAACTTGCTAAGGGTGAAGCAATGGGTCAACAGAAAGATCCACTAGTTGCTTTAAAAGAAAGAGAGTTAGATCTTAAAGCTGTAGACTTACAAAGAAAAGCTGAGCAAGATTTAGCTGGTAATGAAATTAGAGAGAATGAAATTGATGAAAGATTAGATATTGAAAAAATGAAACTAGAAAATAACGAAGATCAAGCAGCAGAAAGAATTAGAATTGCTGATGAAAAGTTAGATATAGCTAGGAGGAAAAAATAATGAAAAGAAAATTTAGAGTTGCAAAACTTAGAGGTGGTGGGGCTGATTTTGGTGCCAAAGATAAAGCACAAGAAAGAGCCGATAAAGGTTATGGCTTTACAGGAGCTGCCGAAGATAAATCTACAAAAACACAAACAGCTAATCATAACAGAAATGTTACAAATAGAACTGGACAAACTACTACTATAAACACTTCGACTAGAAAAGATCCACCACAAAAAGAATCAAAAAATATTTTTAAAACTGTTAAGTATGAAACAAAAAAATTAGCTTCTAAATATCTTGGATTAGATAAGCCTAAAACAAAATATAATTTAAATGATTATAGAGTTACTACAAGAGAGATAGGTCTAAATAATAGAAACTTAACTGGCAAAAATAGAACACTAGCTACTGCAAAAGATATTAAAGAAGCCTTTGAATTACAAGGAGCTTATGAAACAAAAAGAGGCATAGAAAAAATGCCATTAGGTGCAACAAAAGTAGCAGCTACATTTTTTAGTAAACCTTTACAAAAAGGAACTATAAGAAATAGAAAATTTTTTGAGAAAAATGTTTTAGGAACAGATAAAAAAGGAAGTCTATACACAGATAAAACTTTTGACGGTTTAGGAGTAGAGAAAAGAAATGAAATGTATAAAAAATATGCAAAAGATAGAATGGACAAAAAAATTGATGCTTTTGGAAGACCTATTCGTCAAAGAGATGGAGATGGTGGTGCACAAGCTAAATGTCCTGACGGTACTTTTCCACCATGTATAACAACACCATCTGTTAAAGTTGTACCAAAAACATTTCAACCTAAAAAGTTTTTTGATTTTCAAGCATATAATTCTGGAGGTGTATCAAAAGGTCCACCACCAAAGAAAGGACCTAACCCTCAAGTGCCTCCAGTAAAGATGTCTAAGGGTGGAGGAGCAGCAATAAGAGGAACTAAATTTAAAGGAGTATTCTAATGTGGTTTTCAGCTATTAAACTTGCAGTATCTGCAGGATCAAAAATTTACGCAAACAAACAAAAAGCTAAAATGGCAATGTCGGATGCACAATTATTACATGCAGAAAGACAAGCCCGAGGTGAGGAAGCTTATCAAGGAAAACTTTTAGAAGCTAGACAGTCAGACTGGAAAGACGAGGCGGTACTTATAATATTAAGTTTGCCCGTTTTGGTGCTCGCTTGGGCGGTGATATCGGACGATCCGACTGCAATGGACAAAGTAAAATTGTTTTTCGAGATGTTCTCGCAGCTTCCTGGATGGTTCACAAATTTGTGGATTCTTGTCGTGGCGAGCATCTATGGTATTAAGGGTACACAAATCTTCCGTAATGGTGGAGGTAAAAAATGAACCTAGAAAGAGATTTACAAAAACTTAAAAAAGAAAAACAAATGAAAGAATCTGCTATAGCTCAACTTAGAAAAAGAAGTAAAGATTCAATAGCTAGACCTAGAGCAGAAAAAAACATTTTATCAAACAATCCTAACATGCAGAAAATATAATGTGGAAGTGGCTTAAAAATTTATTCAAACCAAAAGATCAAACTGATCCACATATTAAACAATTTGAAGATGTAGATTATTCTAAGCTATCTAAAGGTGACCTTAAAAAACTTAAAGCACAAGGTAAAATAAAAAGTATTTACTTTCCATACAATTAATATATAGATCTTTTATGAGTCTAAGAAGAGCTTTATTAGAAGCATTAGAAGATAGATATAATTCTCAGATATCTGAAGCTGATGCGACTATACAAATATATTTAGAAAAACCTGTTGCGATTGGTGAACACCCACAACACATAGATGAAATTGATAAGTTAATAGAAAAGATTGCAACTGCAGAAGAAAAATTACAAGTACTAAAACAGTTTAAATTATAATGTCATCTAAACCAAAAATATGGACTCACATAGCTTGGGATGATAATGAATTTGGAAGAAGATGTATGGGAAGAGCATACAATGATTGTTTAAATAAACATGATGATAATGATTGGTTAGCTATCATAGATCATGATGCAATGTTTTGTTGCTATGATTGGTACTTACAATTACAACAAGCAATAATAGATAATCCAAAAGCTAAAGCTTTTACTTGTAGAGTAAATAGACTTGCTAGTTTAAGACAAATGTTAGTTGGAGTAGATCCCCATAATCATGATTTATCTTATCATAGAAGAATAGGAACGAGATTAGCTAAAGCACAATGGGGAAAAACAACTCTTCATAATCGTGAAAAAGAAATAGGTCATTTTTCTGGAACTTTTCTATGTGTTCATGTAGGAACAATAAAAAATTTAGGTGGGTTTCCTGTTACTAATTCTACATTAGGACAAGATAATCAAATACATGAACAAATAATTAATGCAGGTTATGAGTTTCGTGTAGTAGATGGTATTTATGTTTATCATTGGTATAAAGCAGATGATCCTTATAAAGAAACACAAAAAGCAATTGACATTCTTGAAGATGAACATTTTAATGGATTACAATTACCCTAATGCTTGATTATCATACAAAAGAACAAATTGTTAATGTAATAAATAAATCTATAAAAGATACCAAGGACCATATTTGCTATGGGGTTGAAACGGAATCTCAGTTGATGTATGCTAGGGGCAGACTCAGCGCTTTAGAAACGCTGCTTCAGGATATTAAAAACCTGCAAAAGGAGGATAACGATGGTACAATTGATAAAACCTAAACTTACAGATTTCGGTAACGAAAAAAATAAGAAAGAGGTTAAATCACAGATTCCAACAGATCCCAAAGGCATCAAAGAATATCTTGAAATCATACCTAACCCAGTAGGATACCGTATGCTTGTTAGACCATGGTCTGGACAGGCTAAAACAAAAGGCGGTGTCATTTTAGCAGATGAAACTCAAGACAAAATCCAAATGACAACTGTTGTTGGACTTGTTGTAAAACAGGGTGACCTTTGTTATCAAGATAAAGAAAAATTTCCTAAAGGTGCTTGGTGTAAAGAAGGAGAATTTGTTATTTATGGCAGATACTCTGGAAGTAGATTTCAAACTAAATACGGTGAACACCGAATACTCAATGATGACGAGATCATAGGAACTATAGGTAAGCCAGAAGATATTCTCCATTTATTTTAAATAAAGGAGAATAAAAATGGCAGAAGTAAAAGACTATAGTGCGGAAGCACTTATGGCAAAAGAACATGAGGTAGAATTAGATACCGATAATGTTAAAGAAGAAAATGTTCAAGTAGAAGAAAAACCAACAGAAGAAAAAGAAAAAGTACCTAACTTAAATGTTGGTGAAGTTGATTTAGGTTATACTGGACATGATAAACCAGAAGAAGATAAAACTGAAAAACCAGAAATAGAAGTTACAGAAGATAAACCTGAAACTCCTGTCGAAGAAAAAGTTGAATCTAAAACTGAAAAAGAAAAACCAAACCTTAATGAGTCGAGAAGAGATTATCAAAAAAGAATTGATAAACTAGTCTTTCAAAAGAAAGAAGCTGAAAGAAGAGAAAAAGCAGCTCTTGATTTTGCAGAAGGTATTAAAAAGAAATTTGACTCAAGTGTTCAAAAGTTAAATTCTACTGACGAACAGTATCTTAAAGAATTAGATGCAAGAGTAGATGCACAAAGAGAACAAGTCAAAGTAGCTCTTCAATCAGCTATCGAAAGCCAAGATGCTTCTAAAATTATGGAAGCTAACGATAGATTAACTCAATTAGCTGTAGAAAAAGAAAAAGCTAGATTAGAGATGGTTAATCGTGAAGAAAAAAAGAAAGCTGAAGAAGAAAAAAGTAAACAACAACAAAACGTACAAGCTGAACCTCAAACAGCGGAAACATCACAAACGACACCACAAATTACACCTAGAGCCAAGAAATGGGCTGAGGAAAATACATGGTTCGGGACTGATGAGGTCATGACCAATGCTGCTATCACCATACACAACAATATTTCTCAAGAGGGTATTGAAGTAGACAGTGATGAGTATTATAATGAAGTTAATTCAAGACTTAAAGGATATTTTCCAGAAAGTTTTGGTAACACTACTGACGAGCCAAAAAAAGAGACACCTAAACCCGTCCAAACGGTTGCCTCGGCTGGTCGTAGTCAACAAGGACGCAGAACTGTGAAACTCACAAAGTCACAGGTAGCGATTGCTAAAAGATTAAATGTGCCACTAGAGGAATATGCTAGATACGTGAAGGAGGAAAAATAGTTATGAATACAATTAAGAGAACTTCACGGGAGTCAGAGAATAAAGCAACGAAAGAAGCTCCAAAAGCTTGGACTCCACCATCCAGTTTGGATGCACCACCCGCTCCGAACGGTTACGCCCATAGATGGATCCGTACCACCGTTCAAGGTTTTGAGGATACAGCTAATGTATCTAAAAAATTAAGGGAAGGATGGGATTTTGTTACAGTCGAACAAGTTCAAAACGAGATCGGCACTAATAAATATCCTTTCTATACCGAAGGTAAATACGAGGGGTGTATAGGAATTGGAGGCCTTGTGCTGGCAAGGATACCAGAGGAGATTTTGGTTTCACGTGCTGAGTATTTTAAAAAACTTACTCAAGACAGAATGAACGCGGTAGACAATGATCTTATGAAGGAACAGCACCCGGATATGCCTATCAATATTGATAGACAGTCCAGAGTGACCTTTGGTGGTAGTCGTAAAAAATAATTTTTTTGCAATACCTACCGGGTTATTAAAATAAACTGTTAAACAACGGAGAAAACAAATATGTCAAACGTAAGTGAAAAGTTTGGTCTTAGACCTTACAGAAAACTAGACGGAACACCTCTTGTTGGAGCCCAAAACAGATATACGATTGCATCAGGTTATGCTTCTGCGATTTTCCAAGGCGAAATGGTTGAACCATTAGGCACTGGAAATATCCAAAGACATGGCCCGAACACTTCGGATGCTGTTGTGGGTGTTTTTAACGGATGTTTTTATACGGACCCAACTACTCAAAAGCCGACTTACAGCAATTACTATCCAGGTGGTATTGCTGCTTCTGACATCACAGCATTTATTATTGATGATCCAGATGCAGTATTCCTAATGGATGCTGATGCGACTTTTTCAAGAGCCGATCTGTACAAGAACTACTCTGTTACTAACACAACAGGTGTAACACAAACAGGAATGTCAAAACAACAACTTGATGTTAGTGTATCAGGAACTGCTACTACTTTTGCTGTACAAGCAATCGATATTTCGCAAGATCCAGAAAACTCTGACACAGGTTCTGCAAATGCAAACATTCTTGTTAGAATCAACAACCACTTCTACAGAAGTGGAACAGGTATAGCGTAATAAAGGAGACATACTATGGCAATATCACGATCCCAACTAGTCAAAGAACTAGAGCCAGGTTTGAATGCTTTATTCGGCCTGGAATACAACAGATACGAGAATCAGCATGCTGAAATTTTCGTAACTGAAACATCTGACAGAGCTTTTGAAGAAGAAGTAATGTTAAGCGGTTTCGCTTCTGCACCAACTAAACAAGAGGGTGCTGGAGTAGTGTTTGATACAGCAGGTGAAACTTTCACAGCTAGATACAACCACGAAACAATTGCTTTAGCATTTTCAATCACTGAAGAAGCAATCGAAGATAACCTATATGACAGATTAGCTGCAAGATACACAAGAGCTCTTGCAAGATCTATGTCAAACACGAAGCAAGTTAAAGCTGCAAACGTGCTTAACCAAGCACAATTTACTGCTGTAACTGGTGGTGACGGTGTTCCGTTAATTGCGAACAATCACCCACTAGCAACAGGTGGTACATTCTCAAATGTACTAGCAGTAGCTGCAGATCTTAACGAAACTTCTCTTGAGCAGTCGTTAATCGACATTGCTGGATTCGTAGACGAAAGAGGTCTAAGAATCGCTTCTCAAGGTAGAAAGATGATAATTCCAAAAGAATTACAATTTACTGCTGAGAGATTGATGAAAACTCCACAAAGAGTTGGAACAGCTGATAACGACATCAATGCAATCGCTTCAATGGGTATGGTACCGGAAGGATACTCAGTTAACAATTTCTTAACTGATACTGACTCGTTCTACCTAATGACTGATGTTCCTAACGGGTTAAAACACTTTGTTAGATCACCAATCAAAACTGCGATTGAAGGTGACTTCGATACTGGCAACGTAAGGTTTAAAGCTAGAGAAAGATACTCTTTTGGATTCTCAGATCCTAGAGCAATCTTTGGTAACGGAAACTTACCAACTAGTTAATAAATTATAATACAATTAGTATTACTTAAGGGGGGCTTTCGAGCCCCCTTTTTTTTATGTATAATATAAAGACCTAGAAAAATAATTATTTTGTAGACTGACTAGGCGGACGGTATAGAGACTACAAAATTAAATGCTATACAAAGGAGAATATTATGGCAAATACAACATTTACGGGACCAGTCAGATCCGAAAACGGATTTCAGTCCATAGTAAAAAATACATCAACAGGTGCAATTACACCAAACTACTTAAACGTTAAATTTGATTTTGTTGGTATGACTCATGCAGTAGTTGCTGCAGGAGCTGGAGTCGCTTTACCTGCAGATCAAGTTAGCACAGTAAACTTTACAGGTGCAGCAGCTTGTTCAATGGTTTTACCTGCAGCTACATCTGGAACAAGAGTAGCTTACGTTCAAAGTGTAGACACAACTGGTGGAACAAACACTTTAACTTTTGATGCATTAGGAACTGATGCATGGGTAACAGGAAGTTTAATTGAAACAAGAGCGGCTGATGCTGTGTCTTTTGATACATCAACATCAGGCGAAGGTTCGTTAGTCTTTACTGCGGCTAATGCAACTACAAACTTTTTTACAATAGGAAGTATTGTATATTTCTCTTGTACTCAAAATGGCTTATGGCATGTAGGTCTTGACTCAGCTAAAGATCCTTTAGCGGTTAAAGGCGCATTTGCTTGGGCAGCGTAATAAATAATTAGTGGCTCCTTCGGGAGCCACGAACCAGGAGATTTATGTTTAAAGGTGATATACAAGCTACAAGATCAACTGCTGCTGCAGGAGCAGTCGCAATTATTTCACAACCAATAAGACTAAAAGGAATTATTGTTTCTAGTGATGGTGGTGGAGCAGGAGTATTAGAATTAACAACAACTTCAAATTCTGGAGATACAATGTTTATTGCAGATGTACCTACTGGTGATTTAGTTAATTTTTCTTTTCCTGATGACGGTATTTTATTTCCTAAAGGAATTTTTTGTAAAACAAAAACAAATATTTCAGCTTACACATTATTAACAGATAAATATTCTGGTCCTAATTTAACAGGGAGTAACGGATAATGGGTGGTTCAAGTTTTTCATCAGACCAATCGGTCGCTCACGCAACAGCCACAGGTCAAATGGTAGCCGTTGGTGGAACAGGCAAAACAAACAGAGCAAGATTAACTTCTATTCAAGGTAAAGGTAATAGTTCAAGTGGCTCAATCATATTTAGAAGTGGTGGTGCTACTGGAGATATTATTGCAACATATTTATTTGGAGAAGAAGGTTTAGACATGTATCTACCTGGTAATGGTATCTTATTTGAAGATGGTATTCATGCAACTATTGCAGGGACAGGTGGAGTAACAATCACATTTACTTAAAATGGATTTAGATTATTACTCAGATATAATCAAATTAAAAAGAGGTGGCATGCCACCTAGAAATAAAAAAAATTATAGACCTACTGAAAAAGGTGCAGGGATGACTGAAGCTGGAGTAGCTGCATATAGAAGAGCTAATCCAGGATCAAAACTTAAAACTGCAGTTACAGGAAAAGTAAAAAAAGGGTCAAAAGATGCTAATCGTAGAAAATCATATTGTGCAAGATCATTAGGTCAATTAAAAAGGTCTTCTGCAAAAACACGAAATGATCCAAATTCAAGAATAAGACAAGCAAGAAGAAGATGGAAATGTTAAGAGATTTACTTAAAAAAATATTTGGATACAATGATCTTGAGAAAAGAATTAGAATATTAGAAAGAAAAAATTATTGGAGAGAAAAATATAAACATGGCTTATCTCAATTCAAACATCCCTCCAATATACTGTAAAATTAGAAAGGAGTATCTTTATGATCTTAAAGAACATATGGGAGAAAGTGAAGACTGTGTTATCTTCGCCATTACATCAATTTCAGGCCGTGCAATCTTATTTAATATCATGTTACCAAATGGTGCATGCTATTGGCGCTTGCCTATCTCAGCGTTTTTCCAAAAATCGTATGATAGAGCCAATGTGCCGAATATGCAGACGCACGAGTTGGAACTGTGGAACAGTTTTAGTTACTGGCCTAGTGTTACTTGCTTTGATTGGTTGGATGGTGTAGCAGGAAAATTTTTGGGGTTGGATAACAAGTTTTACCATGGAAAATATTTATTCACAATTGATTGGGCACACCCTGATGTTAACATCTTGGATACAGAGCACTCTGAAATTCCTCAAGAACATAAGTGTGCACATATATTGGAGTTGTCTAATGGTAATTATGCAGCTCAGCCTAATAACCGTATTTTGTGGCACATTAATAGTTATACTACTGATAACAGTTGGCCAGACTATAAAGTTCAAAGCAATTATTGGGATGCAGAAGATAATGGTATGGTTACAGAAGATACCGATAAAATGTTTTATAAAATGGAAGAAAAAAACCCAAAGAGAACATATGAAAAATATCAAGAGTATGGAGAAGATATGTCTTATGAAGGAGAAAAAAAATGATAGATAGATTTATATATAATTTTTTTGGTGCACTAGACAAAGCTGCAGCATGGATTGATAATATATTCTTTGGCAAAAAAAAGAAAAAGAAATAATTATGGAGTACCAAAGGATGAACTATTACTTTACAGGTTTACTAATAGTAATGTTAGTTACATTGGCTTTATGTGGAGGACCAAGTGTCCAATAAACCACTTAACATCGGAGAAGAGGCACGGGTGCAGATGCCAATGAAAACGGTAGCTAGCCTGATCGTGCTCGTAGCGATGGGCGTGTTCGCATACACAGAGCTGACTGCGAGGTTGGTATCGTTAGAGACATCAAGAGAATTATTTGAAAATGATTTGCTTAAAAAAAGTGAGCAGGTCCCTACGGATCAGGAGCAACATTTTTTAATTGAGGATTTGTACAAGTCTGTAGAGAAGATGGAAGAGACTCAAGAGATGAACATGACAAACAAAGTTAATATAGAATTTTTAAGAGAACAGCTAGACAAAGCTTTAGCTGATATCGAAGTATTAAAAGATAAAGTAAGACAAAACGGAGGTCATTAATGGAGTTGATTGTAGCCCTACTTATGATTGTTAATGGAGAGATCAAAGAACATAGAATTCAAATTGATCTTGAGTCAGGCAAACCCTCAATGTCAATGTGTTTAAAAGGCAAAAGGGTTGCAATGAGATCGAATAAAAATAATAATGTTATTTATCAATGTATCAAGTCGATGGCTGAATTAGAATCAAATATAGACGGTAGCAAAAGTATAAAAAAACTGATATTAGAATGATGAATGAATATATTATCATTACATCTGGGGCACGATGGTGCTGTCACTATTATTTCTGATAATGAGGTTATTGTCCATCATCAACTAGATAGATTTAATAAATTTAAAAACGAATTTTTTCCTACATTTGAAGTTCTTCAAAAAATAAAAGATTTAAATATTAAAATTGATAAAGTTATTACTACCTCTATGGGAGGTATAAATTTTCCAATATGGTATTTTATAAAAAAATTTTTTAATTTAGAACAAGAAAACTTGTTAGATATTGGACAAACACAACATCATATTTTTCATGCAGAATGTGTAAAATATTTTTATCAACAAAAAGAAAATTTTATAACATTTGTAGCAGATGGAGATGGTGCAGAACATTTTTTAAAACATGACTCACAATATTTAAATACATTAAAAGTTATTGAAAACGAAACTATTTTTAATGATAAACACGAAAACTTATATAAAAAATATCATTGTGGTAAACCTATGAATGTATATTCTGATAAATTAAGAATACATGACAGTATATCTTATGGTAAAGGCTATCAAAAATTAACCTATGAATTAGGACTTGAAGAACATGAAGAAGGTAAAGCAATGGCTTTATCATCTTTTGGAACATTTAAAGATGAGATATTTAAAAACTTAATTTTTAATGATTCTTGGAATCTTAATTTGGTTAACGATATACAAGATAGCTATGACTCTAAAAATACTTACAATAGATTTATGTTGAATCCTAATGTAAATCATTTGTTAGAAAATTCACCAAGTTTAGATTTTGTTCATACTTTTCAAAAAGCATTTGAAGCATTATATCTTAATACACTTAAAAAAGTAGACTATAAAAATAAAACAATATTATTAAGTGGTGGTTGTGCTCAAAATGTACTTAATAATACCAATTTAAAAAATACTTTAAAAAACAAAATTTTACCAGACCCTTTTAATGGTGATTTTGGTATATCCTTGGGAGCAGCATTAGTAGCAGATAATAACAAAACTAAACCTCTTAAACATATATGTTCGGGGTTTGAGCCAGATAAAAATATCTCTTATTTTAATAATTTTAAAATAAAAAATACAACTGCTAAAGAAGTTGCAGCAATATTAGTTAATGAACCAGTCGCTATTGTATCTGGTAAAAGTGAACAAGGACAAAGAGGTTTAGGTTTTAGGTCTTTATTAGGCAATCCATTCAAGAAAGATATTTTAAATAAAATTAATAAAATAAAAAAAAGAGAGTGGTATAGACCATTTGCTTGTACTGTTATTGAACAAGATGCTAGTAAATACTTTGAAATTGATAACAATGAAACATCTCCCTATATGATGTTTGTCTATAAAGCAAAAAATGACATTACAAAAAATGTTTGTTCTGTTGATGGTTATAGTAGAATTCAAACATTAAATAAAAATTTTCATCCTAAATACTTTAATTTAATTACATGTTTTAAAAAACTCACAAAACATGGTGTTGTTTTAAATACTTCATTAAATTTACCAGGGCATGTTTTATGTGAAGAATATTCCGAAGTAGCACATATGATGAAGAATTCAGATTTAAAATATTGCTATTTATCAGATTTAAATAAATTAGTATGCAAGAAATAGTATCATCAATTTTACCTCAAAATATTAATCAAGAAATTATTAAGTTATTAAAAATGACTGAAGGTTGGTATTTTGGATTTGATGATAAAACACAGAATAGTGAAATAGAAACAGATGAAGGATTAGCATTAAGAACTTTTGGTAATAACTGTGTTACTAATAATAATACAAAAACATTAAATATGTTTGCATATATAATTGCATCAATTGTAAGCAACAAATTAAATATAAATTTTAAAGGATTAAAAAGAGTAAATTATAACTTTTATCATTCATTTTCTGAAGGAAAGCAACATATTGACAGTGAGCATCCAAAGTGTGTTAGTATACTTTATAATTTAAATACAAATGATGGAACGACTGAAATTGGAAACGAAAAGTTTATTAGCAACGCTTCAGAGGCTGTTGTCTTTGATAGTAATAAACTTCACAAAGGAACTGGACCTACAAAAGGATTAAGGTATAACTTAAATATTATTATTTACACATGAATCTTTCTCGTAATTTTACCCTTCAAGAGTTAATTAAATCGGACACTGCGATTAGGTTGGATATAAACAATAATCCAAACTCTGGTCAAATAGAAAAATTAAAAGCACTTTGTGAAAATATTTTACAACCAGTGCGGGACCATTTCGGCAGAGTAAAGGTAACATCAGGTTTTCGTAGCGAGCAACTCTGCCTAAAAATAGGTAGCTCAATCAACAGCCAACATGCAAAAGCTGAGGCGGCAGATTTTGAATGTATGGGAACTGACAACGCTGAATTAGCTGATTGGATTTATATGAACCTAGAATTCGATCAATTGATTCTCGAGTTCTACACTCCTGGCGAACCCAATTCGGGATGGATACACTGCAGCTTTACTACTGACCAACCTAGAAAACAATTTTTACATGCATTTAAATCAGAGGGTAAAACAAAATATAAACCAGTAATTGGAAAAGCAAAAGATTTGGTGTAATGATTTTTCCAACTTTGATAGTTGATAATTTTTTTAGTGACCCCTATAAAATTAAAACAATATCTGACAAACTTAATTTTAAAAAAGATCCTAATGGAGAATGGCCTGGAGAAAGATCAGAACAATTACATAAAGTAAATTTTAATTTATTTAACTTTATTAATTTAAAAATTTTATCTTTACTTTATCCTAAAGATCACCATCAAATAAATTTTACAGCCAGTAGCACCTTTCAAAAAATATCAAAAGAACGATATCCTCATGAAGGGTGGGTGCATAAAGATAACCCCTCTGAAATAACAGCTATTGTTTATTTAAGTAAACACAAAAATTGTGGAACATCTTTATGGAAAGCAAAAGATTTTTTTGTTCCAAATAATATGGATGATAAAAAATATTATTACAAAAAAGATACATTTGATGAAGAACAATTAAAATTTTTAAAAGAACACAACAATAATTATGAAAAAATTTTAGAAGTTGATTCTTTGTTTAATAGAGTTTTAATATTTGATTCTAACCATCCACATTCTGCAAATAATTTTGTAGATCTTAATGTAGATGATGATAGACTAACCTTAATAACTTTTATTAAAAAATTACAAATAAACAACGAACCTTTAAAATACCCTATTACAGAATGTAACAGGTTAGGATAAAGTAAAAGGAGAAACACAATGGCAATAACTAGAGGACAAATATCAAAGCAAGTAGAGGGTAAGTTGAGTGGTGCTAGGGACGAAAAAGAGAAGAAGAAAAAAGTAAAATTAGCAATTAAGCGTAAAAAAAACCCATTGGCTAAGACATTTACTGTCTAGTCAAAAAATGTTATAATCTTGCATGACTAAATTATGTGCAAGAGGCAAAGCTGCAGCCAAAAGAAAATTTAAGGTTTATCCTTCTGCATATGCAAACGCATATGCTTCTAAAATTTGTGCAGGAAAAGCAAAAGATCCATCAGGTTTAAAAAGAAAAGATTGGGGGCCAAAGAAAGCTTCTGAAGGAGCAGAAATAAAAATTGAAAAACTTAAAGTTGAAGCACAAAAAATAATTGATAATTTTCCAAAAGAAAAAAAATATAAATATAAAAAACCAAAAAAGAAACCTTACAATCTAACTGAGCCAACTGGTTTAGGTAGAGCCATGACACTTGACACTACTACAAATATTAAAGGAGCTGCAGTCCCATTACAAAAGATGTGTGGAGGCGAGGTGCGTGGAACAGGTGCTGCTATCAAAGGTAAAAGTTTTAAAGGCGTATTCTAATGAGCCTAAAAAAATGGTTTAATGAAAAATGGGTTGATATAGGATCACCAAAAAAGGGGGGAGGATATAAAGAATGTGGAAGAAAATCTGCAAGTGGATCAAAAAGAAAGTACCCCAAATGCGTGCCTGCTGCAAAAGCAAACCGAATGACAGACTCGCAAAAGCGTTCTGCTGTTGCAAGAAAGAGAGCAGCCGGTAATCCTGGAGGCAAACCAACAAACGTCAGCACCTTTACCAAGAAGTATTACGGTGGTATGATAGACGTATAATATTTAAGGAGAAAATTATGGCATTAAAAGGTGATCAAGCAAAATTAGATAAAAACAAAGATGGTAAAATATCTGGTGAAGATTTTAAATTAATGAAAAAAAACATGGGTGGTGAGTCTAAGCAAGGTTTTGGCGCAGCTAGAACTTCTGGCATGGGCTTACAAGATGAGAATTTAATACCAGGAAAGTCTTTGGATTATTACAAAGACATAATGTAATGAATTATGGCAACGTCAGGAACTACAGCATTCGATCTTCAGATCGATGACATTATTGAAGAAGCATACGAACGATGTGGTATGCGAACTAATAGTGGTAATGACTTACGAAGCGCAAGAAGAAGTTTAAATCTTTTATTTTCAGAATGGGGTAACAGAGGTATTCACCTTTGGAAAGTTAAACTTAATGAACAAGCCTTAACTGCAGGAACTGCAACTTATACTGTTGCAACAGATGTTAATGATGTATTAGAAGCATACATCTCAACAACAAACGCAGCAGGTAATACTGCATCTACAAATGATATTTCTTTAACAAAAATTGATAGATCAGCTTATGCTGCACTACCAAATAAATTACAAACTGGACAACCATCACAGTATTATGTTGATAGACAAACGACACCAACTATAAGTTTATATCTCGCACCCGATGCATCGACTTACACAACTTTAAAATTTTATACAATTAATAGAATTGAAGATGCAGGTGGTTTTACTAAAACAGCTGATGTAGCTTACAGATTTTTACCTTGTATGTGTTCTGGTCTTGCTTATTATTTGTCACAAAAAAGAGCTCCAGATAGAATACAATTATTAAAACAACTTTACGAGGATGAATTAATTAGAGCATTAAATGAAGATGGATCAAGAACTTCAGTTTATATATCACCTCAAACTTATTTTGGAGATGGTGTATAATGAGTTTTGCAACAGGTAAAAGAAGTAAGGCAATATCAGATAGATCTGGACAAGCTTTTCCTTATAAAGAAATGGTTAAAGAGTGGACAGGTGCTTTAGTACATATATCAGAGTTTGAACCTAAACACCCACAACTAGATCCTCCTTATCATAAAGCAGATGCAGTTGCTTTAAAAAATACTAGATCACAAGATTTTCAACAACCAAAATTTGTTAATAATGCATTTGCTTCTTCTGGTGGACAAGGAATGATTACAGCTAATTTAACTTTACCAGGAGATTTTGGTTTTATGAACCAAGGTTCATCAGCTATGATTCCTGCAGACCCATCATTACAAAATAGAGGAAGACAAGCAAATTTAATATTAGCAAATGTAACAGTGAGTATTTCATAATGACTATATCGCATTCAGATTTCATAACACAAGTGAGAGACTACACAGAAGTTGATGCTAATGTTCTTACAGATTCTATTATTCAAAATTTTATTAGATCTACAGAATTAGATATTGCTGGAAAAGTAGATTATGATGATTTAAGAAAATACTCAACTTCTACATTCAATACTGGTAAAAGATTTGTTACCTTACCTGCGGATCTTACAATCATAAGATCATTACAAGTAATTAATGGATCAGATAGAATTTATGCAGAAAAAAGAGATACTAGTTTTATAGCAGAATATAATAATAATGGTGCAACAGGTGTACCTAAATATTGGGCTAACTGGGATGATTTTAATTTGATTGTTGCACCAACACCAGATCAAGCTTATACTATTCAAGTAAATTATATAACTGATCCACCAGATTTTACTTCTACAAACACAACTTTTTTATCTAAGTACCAAGAATCAATGCTACTGCATGGTGTTCTAACTGAGGCTTTTTCTTACTTAAAAGGCCCTATGGATCTATACAACCTGTATAAAAGTAAGTATAATGAAGAAGTACAGAATTTTGCCCTACAACAAATGGGTAGAAGAAGACGTGCGGAGTTTGATGATGGTGTACCAAGAATAGTAGTGCCTTCACCTTCTCCAAACGAATAATTTAAGGAGAACAATTATGGCGATCACAGCAAATACAATCACTAACTCTTTTAAAAAGGAATTGATTGAAGGTAAACATAACTTCAGCAATCCTGGAGGAAGTGTTTTTAAATTAGCAATGTACACAAACTCTGCTACTTTAGGAAGTGGAACTACATCATTTACAACTGGGGGACAAGCAAGTTCACCATCTGGTGGGTACTCATCTGGAGGAAGAGCTTTGGTAAATACAGGAACATCTGTTTCATCTGGAATAGCAATTACAGATTTTGCAAACTTGTCTTTTACTGGAGTAACTTTAACTGCAAGAGGTGCATTGATTTACAATACGTCTAATTCTAATTCGGCTGTAGCTGTTTTGGATTTTGGTGGTGATAAGACTGCAACTGCAGGAACATTTACTATTCAATTCCCAGCATTTACAACTTCGGCTGCTATATTAAGAATAGCGTAAGGAAGAATATGAATGGCGAATACTTGGGGTGCGCTTAGTTGGGGACAGGGAAATTTTGGTGATCAAAATAATCACTCTGAAATTCCTACCGGACTACTTGCTACCCTAAGTGTTGGCTCAGGAACCTACGAAGGAATAATCAACGAAGGTTGGGGAAGAAAAGGATGGGATACACTATCCTGGGGTATTGCTGGTACTCTAATATCTGACGGATTACAATTAACATCATCATCTGGACAAGTCGAAATCGATACTGAAATAAATATTGGTTGGGGTCGTCTAGGTTGGAGTGTTAATCCATGGGGTATTGGTGGAACTGTAATGCCTTCACAGTTGTCTATGACAACTGCAATAGGTTCTGTTACTACAACTGCTGAAGTAAACCTAGGTTGGGGTAGACTTGATGGTTGGGGTACAAGAGGTTGGGGTAATGCTGAACAAGCAGTAACTGCTGCTACTTTAGCAATTTCAAATATAACATTTAATGGAGCAGGCGTAACCATAGATGCAGAAGTCAATGCAGGTTGGGGCAGAGAGTCATGGGGTAAATCTGGATGGGGTATTCAAGGTACTCTACAAGCAACTTCACTACAAGCTAACATTAGTGCAGGTCAAGTAACTGCAGTTGGAAAAGTACAAAAAGGTTGGGGTAGAGAAGAAGGTTGGGGTACAAGAGCATGGGGTGCTTTTGAACAGATTGCTGCTATTACTGGTCAACAATTAACTTCTGGTATCGGTACAGTAGATATTGACGCAAAAATTCAAATTGGTTGGGGTAGACAAGAATGGGGTAACCAAGCTTGGGGTGTAGCATTCTCTGCGGCTGCAACAGGTTTACAATTAACTTCTTCATTAGGTGAAGAAGCTGCAGGTACTAATTTTACTGCAGAGGTATCTGGTTTTGGATTACAAACTTCTATTTCAGCTGTAGGAACTTCTGCAAATAACGATACAGAAATTGCACATAGTTTCTTAGCGAATATATCTATGGGTGATAGCACACAAATAGGTATTGCTAATGTTCCTGTAACAGGAACACAAGCGACTATATCAGTTGGTCAAGCAGTTGGTGGATTAATAACTCCTGTAGATGTTTCTGGAATTCAATTATCTGCATCACTTGGAAGTATAACTTTAATCCAATCAACAAATGAATCTATTACAGGATTTGGCATGACTGCATCCATGGGAGAAGAAGGACCTATCCCACAAGTTATGGTTGGTACAACAGGTCAACAATTAGCGTCTTCAGTTGGTTCTGTAGGACCAATAACTGGTACTGCAAATGTTGAATTAACTGGCATAGTATTGACATCTTCAGCTGGACAACTTAATATAAATGCGTGGGCAGAAATCGATCCTGATGTAAATAATATTTGGACAGAGGTTGATATAGCCGCATAGATTTGGTAAAATTATAATATTTAGGAGAAAAATTTTATGGCATCATCATATTCAACAGACCTCAAACTGGAGTTAATGGTAACCGGTGAAAACGCTGGTACATGGGGTGATAAAACAAACACAAATTTAAATTTAGTACAACAAGCAATTGCAGGTTTCGAGCAAGTTACACTTTCAAGTGGTGGTACTTTAGCTCTTGCAATGTCTGATGGTGCACTATCAAACGCAAGAAATTTAGTTATTAAATTTGCTACAGCATCAATCGCTGCTAGCACAATTTGTACTATTCCAAATGGAATAGAAAAATTTTATATTTTTGATTGCACAGGATTAACTAACCCAACAAATTTAACAATTAAAACTGCTTCAGGAACAGGATTTACTCCAGACGCTGCAAAAATTTATGCTGCATATGCTGATGGAACAAACCTTAAAGAAGTATCTTTAGACACTTTAGGTGGCACGGTAGCTGCAGCTCAAATAGCTGATAGTGCTGTGACGACTGCCAAAATTGCTGCCGATGCTGTGACTGCTGCTAAAATTGCAGACAATGCAGTTGTAACTGCAGCGATAAATGCAGACGCAGTAACAAGTGCAAAAATTGCAGATGATGCTGTTGGTGTAGATCAATTAGCAAACACTGCAGTAACTGCTGCAACATATACAGTAGCAACAATAACAGTTGATGCTCAAGGAAGAATTACTAATGCATCTTCTGGATCAGCTGGTGAAGCAGATGAATTATTTTTTATTGAAGGAAGCGGTCAAACTGGTGTTATTCAAAACCCAGAAACTAAAATGAAAGCTGGATCAGAAGTAATGGTTTATGCTCAAGGTGGAGCCGGTGGCGGTGGTGGAAACCTAGGTGAAAACGGTGGACCATTTGGTGGAGCGCAAGGTGCTCCAGGTGGAATGGTTTTTTTCGTAACAACTTTATCAACTGCTTTAGCTTCATCTCCATACACACTTGGAGCTGCAGGCGCAGGAGGACCATCTGGTCCTAACCCAGGCGTGGCAGGTGGAGACACTATCGTAACAAACTTTGTTACTGCACCAGGAGGAACTGGTGGTGATGCTGGAAACAGAGGACCTTCATCTGGAGGAAACCCTTCTAACAGAGGTATAGGAATACCTCCAGTTAACAATAGTGCTACAGTAAGTTACAGTCCAAAAGCACCTACAAATGCTTATGGTCCAAATAGTGATGGAACTTTAAACAACACATTTACAAACCCTAAAGCAATGAGTGGACACATTATGAGAAATGTTTTCTCAGCACCTGGTACATTTGCTACATTTGGAAATAACACAGGTGGTGCAGGAGCAAATACTAACCAGAACTCTGGAGGAGTTCCAGGTAGTGTTCCTCCATCAGCAGGTTTTGCTGCTACTGGTAATGCATTCATTGGTATAATGGTTAAGAATTAAGGAGAATAAATTATGGCTAAATACATTGGATTTTTTCACGAAGGACACACACCAGATAAACTTGCATCAAGCGATGCAGAAAAAGCTGCAATTACTGAACATGCACCTTATACAATTTGGGTAACTGTTTCTGATGAAGATTATGCAAAAGTTCACAATTCAACTCAGGAATGCCATGAAAACGGAGGAAGTATTGACTGGGGAGTTCAACATAATCAAGTTTCAATTCCAAAAGAAAATACAGAATCTGACATAGCTCATGAAGTAGAAACAATAAATGCTTGGCTTAATTCACCTGTAGCTACTGATTCAACAACTATAAATAAATGGACAGCTTATAGAAATGAATTACTTCAGTTAGATTTAGATTCAGTTTCAACTACATGGCCTGTAACAGGGAATAATCCTATATTACCTTTAGAATTAAATGGTGATATTACTGAGTTTATGAATATCAAAAGATTACCGTAGTATTTTTTAAATAATTCTATATATATCTTCTATGAATAAAATCATAGAATTCTATACTCAACCAGAAATAGCTTCAGATAAATCAATTTTACCTATTCCAGTTAAATTGAATATTCCAGAGTGGTTTAAAAAACTAGATGGAAAAAAAGAATTAGTTAAAAATTGTATGCCTTTTTTGGATACAATTACTACTGGTTACGCTTTAAAAACAACATCTGATATATATGTAAACCACAACTTCCTTGATGATAATAATCAACCATCAACTGAAATGAAATGCCCATATGAAGCAAACCCTCATTTTTATGACAGCTTAAGAATGAATGTAAATAAACTTAAGAATGCCGAACATCCTAGATGGCAGCTAGAGGGTTCTCCTATATTAAATAAAAATTCTAATTTAAAAATAAATAAAATAGTTTATCCATTTACAGTTAGAACACCTAAAAATTACAGTTGTTTATTTGTACCTCCTCTTAATAACAAAGATGATAGATTTGAAATTATACCTGGTATTGTAGATACAGATACATTTCCAATGGAAACAAATTTTCCATTTATTGTAAATGGTGATAAATATAATAAATTAGAATTTACTATAAAAAAGGGAACTGTATTTGCACAGATTATTCCTTTTAAAAGAGAAAGTTGGAAAATGGTAGTAAAAGAAAATAGATCTTTTGCTTCAGATAATTACATATATAGGTACTTTACAACATTTAAACATAAGTATAAAAACATGGCATGGAACAAAAAAACTTTTCGTTAACTGATCACATACACACGATACATGAGTTTCTGGATTATAAAACAGTAAGTCAATTACTTAAATATATTAACAGGCTTGATAAACAAAATAAATTTGGTGATGCACAAATAATAGGAGAAACCAAAGATCCTAGTCAATCAACAGTAGATACAAAAATAAGAGATACAAGAAATTACGCTCTTACAAATTTAAACGATTCTAAAACAGATCAACACTGGTGTAATTTATTAATAAGTTCTTTTAGAAAAGCTTCTGATGTTTATCGTAAACAATATCATCATATAGATATTGCAGATATTATAGATATTCAAATATTAAAATATTCAGTGGGTGGTCACTATATACAACATGTAGATGATCATTATAATATACCAAGAACGTTAAGTTTTATATATAGACTTAATAATGATTTTAAAGGTGGAGATTTAGTTTTTAATGATAGAGATAAAGAAATGCTAAGATTAAAACCAGAACCTAATTCTTTAATTATGTGGCCTAGTAATTTTTTATATCCTCATGGAGTAGAGCCTGTAAGTGAAGGAACAAGATGGAGTATTGTAGCATGGGCAAGATAGCAAATGGTTATAAAGTAATAAAAAATATTCTTACAAAAGAAGAACAATTATTATTAAAAGGTTACACTGATATTCAACATAGATTTAATACTAAAAATTTTGATACTATGGGGCAAAGCGATAACATGGATACTTGTTTTTATGAAGACCCGTTAATGGAAGCTTTATTACTATCAAAGCAAAGTATAATGGAGAAAGAAACAAATTTAAAATTATTTCCAACATACAGTTTTTGGAGAATGTATACTTATGGTGCTACTCTAGCTAAACATACAGATAGAAGTTCTTGTGAAATATCAGTTACAATTAATATGGCTGGAGATGGAACACCATGGCCAATCTATATTGGTAAATCAGAAATTAACCTAGAGCCTGGTGATGGTGTTATTTATGAAGGTATTGATAATGAACATTGGAGAGATGAGTATTTAGGTGATGGACAAGCACAAGTATTTTTACATTATGTAGATCAAAATGGTGATCATAAAGACTGGAAATACGATAAAAGACATGGGATAGGTTACCCTATAACTTACAAACATAATTAATTTTGATATAATGGTCTAAAATTATGCCATTAACAAATATACAAATTAGACCTGGATTTAATAAACAAGTCACTGCTACTGGTGCTGAAGGGCAATGGGCAGATGGAGACTTTGTAAGATTTAGGTATGGTTTACCTGAAAAGATAGGTGGATGGGCTCAAATTACAAGTAAGACTCTTGTTGGAGCAGTTAGAGAACAACTTGTTTGGGCTGATCTAGACGGAAGAAAGTATGCTGCACTTGGCACTAACAAAGCATTAATTATATACTATGAAGGTGCTTTCTATGACATCACTCCTTTTGATAGGACAATAACAGGTGCTACTTTTAACACGACAGATACTTCTGCGACAGTGACAGTAAATAAAACTGCTCACGGTCTTATAGCTGGTGACTTACTTACTTTTAGTGCAGTTACAGTACCAGTTGGATCTGGATATTCAACATCTGATTTTACAACAAACACTTATGAAGTTGTTACAGTTCCAACATCGGATACCTTTACTGTAACCATGGCCACTGCAGCAACTGGCACAACATCTGGAGCTGGTGCTGCTACCATCAATCCTTATGTAAATGTAGGTCCCTTAACGCAGACTGCAGGTTACGGTTGGGGCACATCTTCTTGGGGAGGAGCAACCGGTACCTTATCAACTTTAGACGGTGCTCTAGCTGACGATACTGCTGGTAACAATGGATCGTCAACAGATATCACACTCACTAGCACGACAAATTTTCCAACTGCCGGTACAATAAAGGTAGGTACAGAATTTATCTCATACACAGCAATAAGTGGAAATATATTGCAACAAATAACAAGAGGTGTAGCCGGAACAAGAAGCAGTCATTCTAATGGATCGACAGTTGAGTTCTATACAGCTTGGGGAGAAACATCTACTACAAGTTCGGTAATCCTAGAGCCAGCCTCTTGGTCTCTTGATCATTTTGGCGAAAAGCTAATTGCTACTGTAAAAAATGGTAAAACATATGAATGGAATCCTATACAAGCATCTGGTAACGCTTTAGAAACTAGAGCCTCTGTAGTTACTGGTGCACCCACTAGATCAGTCATGTCAATTGTTTCTGAAAGAGATAGACACTTAATTATTATGGGAACAGAAACAAGTATAGGTAATACTACATCACAAGATAAAATGTTTATTAGATTTTCAGACCAAGAAAATTTAAGTGATTATTTACCTACTTCAACAAATACTGCAGGAACATTTAGGTTAGACTCAGGTGTAAAAATTGTTGGAGCTGCTAAAGCAAAAGATTATATTTTAATTTTAACAGATACATCTGCTTATGTAATGCAGTTTGTTGGACCACCTTTTACATTTTCAATTAGACAAGTAGGTAGTAATTGTGGATTGATTGGACAACACGCTATCAAATATGTAAATGGTGCAGTTTGGTGGATGGGTCAAGCAGGAGGATTTTTTGTTTATGATGGTACAGTAAAAAGTGTACCTTGTTTAGTAGAAGATTTTGTATTTACATCAAAAGGAGATAATTTAGGTATAAATTATACTTCTGGTGAACAAGTATATGCTGGCTTAAATCATTTGTATGAAGAGATAAGTTGGTTCTACCCTAAAGCTAATTCTACTGCTGTTGATAGAGTTGTTACTTATAATTATACAGAAAATACTTGGACGACTGGTTCATTATCAAGAACTACTTGGTTTGATGCTACACTTTACGATAACCCTTATGCTTCTGAATTTATAGGCACTGGTACACCTTCTTTCCCAACAATACTTGGAGTAAGTGCAGCTAATGGTGCATCTACATACTATGCACATGAAGTTGGAAATGATCAAGTAGATTTTGCAGGCACCCCAACTGCAATCCCTGCATTTATAGAATCTGGTGATTTTGATTTAGGAGAAGGGCAAGATTTCATGAGCATGAGAAGATTTGTTCCTGATTTTAAATTACTTACTGGTAATGCACAGGTAACAATAAACCTTAGAAATTATTCGACTGACGCATCAAAGTCCTCGCCTCTCGGACCTTTTACGATAACTTCAACGACTGACAAAGTTAATACTAGAGCAAGAGGTAGAGCTGCTAGTTTAAAAATTGCTAATTTATCTACAGGCCAAAATTGGAGATTTGGAACATTTAGAGCCGATGTACAACCCGATGGTATGCGAGGATAATACATTTTTTATATGATAAGAAATGATCTATTTGAAACTCCAATATGGAGCACACAAGTTGAATTAGATATAAATACACTTATAAAAATATTTGATGAAGCAGTAAAAAATAATTACACTGCATTAAATAGTTCTACAGATGGTTCTATACAAACACAAAATTTGTGTAAAACAGATGCTTTTAAAGATATTAAAATAAATATTGAAGAAATATTTAAAGATGAAACAAACCAAGAAGTATCTATTACAAGTGCTTGGATTTGTAAAAACCCACCAGGTTCAAGAAACAAAAACCATATACATGGTGCATGTGATTTATCTGGAGTATATTATATTCAAACACCTAAAAATTCTGGAGATATAGTGTTTTCTAATCCTAATCCAATAGTTCAACACAAAGAACTTTATAACAAAGATAAATGTTTTTGGCATCAATATAAGCTTGAACCTGTAGAAAAAGGTATTTTATTTTTTCCTTGTTGGGTGCCTCATGAAGTAGAAACTAATAAATCAGAAAAAAACCGACTAGCATTATCTTTCAATATGGTTTATATTTAGCTATGGCAAAAATTAATATTATTATACCAGAACCTACTGATCAATATTCTGAGGATAACCAAAGACAAATTGCTCAAGCATTAAGAACATTAGCAGATCAATTAAATACAACATTTCAAGTTGATCAAGCAGAGGAGGACCAAGCATTTACTTGGTTTAATAACTAATGTCCTTACAATATAAAAATCAATCATTTAATCTTACAACATCAAATCTTACAACAGTATTGACTATCGATTCTCAATCAAGAGCATTAATAAAAGGTATGAATATAACAAATCAACTGGGTAGTACTGTGTTAGTTAAATGTCAAGTTAAGGATAATAGTGCTTCAAGCAATACAGAATTTTTTCATAAGACTGTTGCAAACGCTTCTACAGAAACTGATGTAGCAGGAAAAGTTTTAGTTTTAGAAGAAAGTGATAGTATAAAAGTACAATCTGCTACAGCTGATGCTATTCAAGGTGTCATTTCTTATGCTTTGATAAATAGATCTGATCAAAATGGCTAAACAAAAATTTACGCATTTTATCCCTAGGGATAAGCCAAAGAAAAGAGGACCAGGAGCACACAAGAAAAATAAAAATAAAGATGAAAAAAGAAGATGTAAAAAACAACGTTATAAAGGACAAGGAAGAGTATGATATTTAAAAGATTAGAAGGCACTGCAAACTTTAGAATAGAGTTTGATGATGATGAAATTAAGTTAATAAATAAACAAAAACATTTCGAGTTAACCCCTGAAGGAGTTGCTAAATTTGCAGGAAAATTAATGGGTGCTGCAGTTGAAATACGCTCAGAAGTGTATAAAATAAATAAAGATATAGGAAATGAAATTTTTAAAGAAACAGAGGTAATAAAATAATGTCTGACGATTTAATTACAATACCAGCGGTAGCGAAAGAAATTGTTAAGCACAAAAGAACAGGTAAGGTGTATGATAGCAAAGCTCATTTTGATTCTGATGTTGCTGATCCCAACACTGATACTACTGTGGATGATTTTCAACAAGACCTAGAAATAAAGGTTGCAAAATTGGAGCTAGTTAGTAAAACCAAAGAATAATGTATCAACAATTATTTGGTAGTCCTATTTGGGTAACTAAAATACAACCACCAAAAATTTTTCTAGATAGCAAGAATTTTAAACCAAATTGGGGAAGTCAAACTTTGTCTTCTTTCAGTCAAAATCCAGAGGATAATATATTAAAAGAAAATGGTGAAACATATCTTTTAAATAAAATTAATAATTGTCTTATTGATTTAAATGTAAAAAAAATAAGATTAATTAATATTTGGCGAAACATTTATCAAAATACTTTTCAAGATAGACACATGCATGTAAAGTCACATTTTAGTTTTACTATATATGAAAAGTTACCAAAACCTCAAACTGTATTTTTTCACCCTGCTCATGATATGATTTATGCATTAGGATTAGAAAATTATATAGATCCTACAATTGCACCAAATGTTGTTGAAGGAGATATGGTTTTATTTCCAAGTTATTTAGAACATATGGTAAAGCCTAACGATCAAGCCATGACTATTAGTGGTAACATAGAAATAGTAGAATGAAATTTTTGGGTCTTAGATTATGTGAGCATGACTCAAATATTTCTTACTCTGATGGCACAAGTGTAAAGTATTTTAAACACGAACGGTACAATCAAATTAAACATTATGGATGTAATAATCTTTTTGAATGGTGTGAAATAGAAAATTATTTAAATATAAAACTATCTGACCTAGACGCAATAGCTATAGTGATTGATGTTTTTAGATATCCTCACCTTAAAAAAGAAGATCCAGAAGCTCTTTTTGAAAAATTTAAAATACCACAAAAACCATTTACTGATTTAGACTGTCCAGTATTTAGAGTTGATCATCATTATGCTCATAGTTTATCTAATTGGCCACTTGTTGATAAAGCAGATGTTGACTTTGTATTAGATGGGTTTGGTGACTTAAGAAGATCTTGTAGTATTTTTTCTAATAATAAATTTGTAGATGTATTTACTTTAGAAACAATGTTTTCTTTGGGTAAACAATTGTCACTTATGGGTGAACACATGAACATCTTTGCAGTTGGTGATGATGCTGCAGGCAAACTAATGGCCTTAAAAGCTTTTGGTAATTTTAATCAAAAGTATTATGATTACATGTCACAATTCGAATTAAATGATACTAAAAAAATATTTGATTATAATGAATTTGTAAAATGTGTAGGAAGTGAACTAGCAGCTAATTATAAATTTATAGATTATTTAAGAACTCTGCATGACTACATGGAAGTTGCGTTTCCTAAATTTTTTATGAAGTATGCAAAATCAAATGATGTTATTACTTATTCTGGTGGGGTAGCACACAATGTGTGTATAAATACACAAATAAGAAAACAGTTTCCTAATTTAATTATACCACCTCATTGTAATGATGAAGGCTTGTCTTTAGGTTGTATTGAATTTTTAAGGCAACATTACAATCAACCAAAATTTAAAAACACTGGCTATCCTTATTGGCAATCTGATATGAGACCAGAAAAAGACGCTTCTTCAGAAACAATTAAAAAAACTGCAGAAGATTTAGCTAATGGTAAAATTATTGGTTGGTATCAAGGACATGGTGAAATAGGACCAAGAGCTTTAGGTAATAGATCAATACTTATGAGTCCAGAAGTTAAAAATGGAAAACATATACTTAATAGTAAAGTAAAACATAGAGAAGATTATAGACCTTTTGCAGCATCAATTTTAATAGAAGATACAAAAAATTATTTTGATTGGGAAGGAGAAAGTGATTATATGAAATACAGTGTTAAATTTAAAGACAAAGTATTTGAACCTATTTCACATATAGATAATACTAGCAGAATACAAACAGTAAAACCTAATCTAAATATTTATTATGAACTTATATCTGAGTTTAAAAAACTGACTGGTCTTCCAATGTTATTAAATACTTCTTTGAATGATAATGGTAAACCAATAGCAGGTAAACCTGCAGACGCATTAGCTTTACTTAAAAATTCTGAATTAGATAGTTTAGTTATTGGTGATACAACTATAAACAAATGATAAATAAAATAATACATAGTTTCGATGAAATAAAATGTCAAAAGTTATTCGAAGATTTTATTTTTATACACTGGACTGAAAAAGAAATTAAAGATTTTATTGAAAAAAATTATAAGGATAAATTAAAATTCTATGACAATATAAATTTTTATTTAAAAAAAGATTTTGTAAAAGCTTGTCTCTTACATAGATATGGTGGAATATTTATAAACAAAAATTTAGATATACAAAAAAACTTTTATAATAATTTAGATCCTGTTAGGTTAAATATTCTTGAACGATATGAAAATAATCAAATACAATTAGATGATTCAATGGTTGCAATAGAAAACAATATGCAGGGTTTAATGCTTATATTAGATGATATAATAAATGATAGTCTTTTTGAAAATGTAAATAAATCTAACTATACAGAATATGGTTTTTTAAAAAGTGCAAAAGAGCTGTATAAAAATTCTAGACATGCTTATAAAGTGTTGCCTCATACTCAATTTAATGTTAAACAAACTGATATTAACTTATACAATAAAGAACAAATATATATTATAAATGGATTCTAGAGGTGGTACAGAGTTACAAATGGAAATGCTTTTAAAGCATTGTCCAAAAGATTTAGTAGAATCAGTACAGATATGTACATCTATACCGGGTAAGGTTCCTTTAGATCCAAATAAAATAAATATATTATGGCAAAAAAATTCATACGATCAACCTAACTTACAAGAGTTTTTTGGAAACAAAGAAAGACATAAAGAATATGACTGGTATGTTTTTAACAGTCATTGGAACTACGAAAAATTTAGATATTTTTTTGACATACCAACTGATAAATCAATAGTAATTAAGAATGGGTGTTTGAGTTTTCCAACAAGAAAAATATATAAAAAAGGTGACCCGATTAAAATAATACATCATTGTACTCCATGGAGAGGTTTAAATGTTTTGTTAGGAGCAATGCAAGAAATAAAAGATCCTAATATAACATTGGATGTTTATAGTTCTACACAAGTCTATGGTAGTGACTTTAGTAAAGAACATGATGAACAATTTAAACCTTTATATGATCAAGCAAAAAAATTACCAAATGTAAATTACATTGGTTATAAACCCCATGAATATATTTTAGAAAAAATGCCTGAGTATGACATGTTTGTATACCCTAGCATATTTGAAGAAACTTCTTGTATCTCAGCTATGGAAGCATTGTCAGCTGGTGTTCATGTTATTACCAATAATCTAGGTGCTCTTTACGAAACTTGTGGTGAATGGCCTGTGTATGTTAATTACACAGATGATTTAGAAAGTATGGCTATTGCTACGGCACATGCAATACAAGTAGCAGCAGGTTATTTACATGAAGATTTTATGCAAGAACATTTAACAGAACAACAAAAATTTTATAAAAGATTTTATAATTGGAATAAGAAAGGCATGGAATGGGAGAATTTTTTAAAAGGAGCGTTGCGTGCAAAAAGATAAAACATATGTAAATGAAGATACATATCAAACTCTAAAAGACCTACAAGTAAACCCTTTGAAACCTAGACCTAAAGTTAAAGAATATACAACGGCTATTACACCACTTTGGAAGAAAGAAGAACTACCTAAACTACAACTTGACGAGTCTCCTTATAGAGTATTAGTATGTACACCTGTACATAGTGATGTATCTCTACATTACACTCAAGCATTATTATTATTTCAACAAGCATGTTTTCAAAAAAAAATAAATGTTCAATTTCAATTAATGAAATCATCATTAGTTACTCAAGGAAGAAATTTGTGTGTTGCAGCCTTTCTTGAATCAAAAGCAACACATATGTTATTTATTGATTCTGATATATCTTTCGATCCAGACTCAATATTTAAAATGTTAGATTTAGACAAAGATGTAATATCTATACCTTATCCGTTAAAAACTTTTTCTTGGGAAAAAGGTTATGAAAAATTTCAAAAGGGGCAAGTTAAATCACCTAATGATTTAAGAAAATCTATGAATCAATACCCTATGAGAGTAGAAAATGATAATAATATTAAAATGGATAAAGGAATTATAGAAGTAACTCATGCACCAACTGGGTGTATGCTTATAAAAAAAGAAGTAATTAATAAAATGGTTAAGGCTTATCCAGACAAAGAAATCGTTCAAAATACTATTATTAATGGTAAACTAGTAGTTAAGCCACACATGTGGAATTTCTTTGATACTCTACACGATCCTAAAACTAAAACATTCTTAGGGGAAGATTTTGCATTTTGCAAATTATGGAAAGATATAGGTGGTAAATGTTACGCATATATTTTAGATAATATTAGCCATGTTGGAGAACATCAATACGAAGGTCGTTTTGTTGACGAGTTGATATTGAACAAGTAAAATGGTAATATATGCTAATATTAGGAAAGTAGACTATGGATCCATTTACATTAGCATTAGCCACATTTGGCGTACAAAAACTTAGAGGTAAGTCAACAAAACGAGCATTAAGAGATGCAGCTCTTTTAGGTGGTGGAGCTTATGCTTTAGGTGCAGCAGGTATAGGAGGTCAAACTTTTACAGGAGCACCTCTCTCAAGTGCAAGAAATTTTTTTGGTTTAGGCCAAACAACAACACCAGTTCCAAAAGGTAATTTAGGGTCTAGTTTTTTAAACAAAGCTAATATGCCCAAAGGTAAAGTTATAGGTGTAGATAAATTTGGTAAAGATATTGTATCAAGAGGTGGAGAACTATCTGGATTAAATGTTGTAGAAGCTGCTAAACCTTCTGGACTAGAAAGTTTATTAACTAAAGTAAAAGACAATCCATTAAAAGCTGCATTAGCAGCCGGTACTGTATTACCGTTATTAGCAGGTGAAGAAGAGGAACCAGATCCACCGTTTACAGAAGAAGATTATAAAAGAGCATATGCAGAACAATCCGAAAAATTAGCGGGTTCTTTTGTTCCAGCTGAAAATACAAGACCATCAAGAGCAGAGACTTATGGATCTAATATGTTCTATGCAAATCAAGGTGGTTTAGCAACAGCAATAAAAAAATTTAATCAAGGTGGTGTAAACTATTTACCATCAAAAACAGACCATGATGAGAATGATTACAATAATTATGTAAGAGCTAAGGGTTATGTAGAAGATGGAGCAGGTAATGGTGACAAGGATGAAGATACAATGCTTGCACAATTAGCTGATGGTGAATTTGTATCTAGAGCTGATGCAGTACTAGGTGCAGGAATTTTATCAGGTGGTGATCCTAAAAGTTACAAAAGTATGAGAAAAGCTGGTGCTAGTTTCTTTTATGATCAACAAAAAAAATTAAAACGAATTTATGATTTAGTAGATGCAAGCAGAAAAGATAATTAAAAACGATATTGAAATAATACCAATTATTCCTTCTAAGGTAGAGGATATATGGTCATTAGTTCATTTTATGATAGCAGAGGCTTTAGTTTACAGTGGGCGTTATGCAGAACCAGAAGATATAAAACAATTACTTCTTTCTGGAGATAACCAATTGTTTTTAATATTCGGCTCTGAAAAAGGAGAAACAAATAAAGTTTATGGTGTTGTAACAACAAGAATATTTGAAAACCCAAACTTTAAAGAATTACAAGGTTTAATATGTACAGGCACAAAAATGAATTTATGGGAAAAAAAATTAATTGACGCTTTAGAACAATTTGCAAAAGTAAATGGTTGTAAAAAAATTAAAGCATACATGAGACCAGGCTACAAAAAAGTTATGCCTAAGTATGGATATAAATCAAGACATGTTGAATTTGAGAAGGAGTTAAACTAATGAGTATTTTCAGCGGAGGCGGAGGCGGAGGCGGAGGCGGCTCTACTACAGGAACACAAACAACTATTGCAAGAGAAGCACCAGGAGTTGAAGCTAGAAAATTAGCTTTATATGATGAAGCTGCTAATTTAGCCAAGTCACCGGTAGGTATTCCTGGGGTACAAGTAGCACCACTTTCAGCTATAGAACAAGCAGGGATAACTCAAGCAGGACAAACAGGCGTTGGTGCTGGAGCAGTTACTTCAGGTATAGGTGCTTTTCAAGGGGCTCCAACTTTAGCTAATCAATATGCAAGCGGTGCAACACAAATGGCAGCTAATGCACCAAACATCGGACAGTTTTTAAATCCGTATCAACAATATGTTACAAATGAAATAGGTAGACAAGGACAAATTGCACAAAATCAATTATCTGCTTCAGCCATTGATGCAGGAGCATTTGGTGGTGGAAGACAAGGTGTTCAACAAGCAGAACTACAAAACAGAACTTTACAAGCTATGGGTCAAGCACAGGCTCAAGGTTTTAACACTGCATTAAGTGCAGCTCAACAACAACAAGCTTTAGGTACTCAAACTCAATTATCGGCTGGACAATTAGCAAGTAATGTTGGACTTGCTGCTGCACAAGGTTTAGGACAATTAGGTGGTCAACAACAAGCTATGTCATTAGCTGATATTAATGCTCAGATGCAAGCAGGTGCAGTACAAAGAGGTATTGGTCAACAAGCATTAGATGCTCAAAGAGCAACACAATTACAAAGAGCTTATGAACCTTATCAAAGAGTTGAATTCTTAAAAGGTATTATGACTAATTTACCAACAACACAAAGTAGTGTTACTGCGACCACGGCTCCCGGCTCTAATCCTTTATCACAAGCAGTAGGAACTGGTTTAGCTGGATACGCAGCTTATAACATGATGCAGCCGAGGTAGTTATGGATAAAGTATTAACTAGAAAAATGTTTAAGGACAGATACTTCAAGTCATTGAAGCCTACTATAAAACATTTTCAAGCTGGTGGTTTAGGTTCGCTATCTCCAAAAGAGAAAGCTATTTATGCCGCAACTTTAGCAGCACCATTACTTCAAGCTAAAGGAAAAGGAATTGCTCCTGCACTAGATGCATTAGGAGAGGGTGTTGGTAAATTGCCTGCAACTATTTTATCTGTAGAAAAAACTAAAGGAAAAGGTGTAAGAACTTTATCAGACTCAGAATTAAAATCTTATAATTTACCTAAAGGCACAGTGGCTCAAGTTGATGGTGAAGGAAAAATTACAGTTGTATCTAAACCGTCAGCTGAATCAATAAAACAAATTCAAGGAAGTAAAAGAGTAAGAACTATTTTATCTAGGATTGGTGATGACTATTATAGATTAGGTAAACCTGTCGGATTTGGTGACTTAGGTAGAATTAGAGCATCAATTGGTAAAGTAGGTGGCTCACAATTTTCAAAAGACTATGGTGCTTTTAAAAGTAGAATACAACAAGCAACTTCATTTGTAACACAAGCAATCTCTGGTGCTGCAGTATCAGAACAAGAAGCAGAAAGAATTACAAAACTTATACCACAAGTAGGTGATACTGAAGCTACATTTGAAGCAAAGCTACAAGCATTAGATAGTTATTTTGCAGATGCTATTGCAATTGCAGAAGATAATAATGCAGACTTTACTACTGCCTTAGAAATTATGGAGGCTTCTGGAAGAGGTGCTTCTAACTATATTGATTTAAGTGAAGGTGTTACTATTAAACAATACGATGGTAACAAATACGATGTTAGTGCAAATTAAGGATTTATATGGCAGAAATAGTTGTACAAGGAAATACATTTAAAATTAAGGGAACAGAGCCTACTCCAAAAGAACAGGTAGCTATCGATTCTGTTTTAGCAGCTAAAAAAGCTGAAGGTAAAGATGGATTAAGTTTTGATGATGAAATGAAACTTATGATTACACCTGAAGAAGTTTTATCAGACGCACAAAAAGGAAAGTATAATAAAGATACAGAAAGTTTTTTAGCAAGCCCAGACTTTATGAGAATAGTAACAGAGGTAGGTTTATCTATCGCTGGTGGTATTGCAGGTGTTGCGGCAGCTCCATTTACTGGAGGTTCTTCTTTAGTTGGTACAGGATTGATGGCAGCAAGAGTTGCTAGAATAGCTAGACCACTTTTAAATTTAAGTAAAAATAAACAAAGATTAATTGGAGGTGTAACCGGTGCAGGATTAGGGGGTGGAGCTGGTGCAGCTATATCACAAACATTTGATCCTAAAGAAAGTATTGTAAGAGAAGTTGCAAGAGGTACAGCTCAAGGTGCTTTTGGTGAATTACTTGGTTTTGGTATGGCAGGAGCCTTAGCTAAAACATACAACAAGGTTACAGGGTTTTCTTTAAAAACAATTGATGGTGCTCAAGATGTAGTAAGAGGGTTAGACGGAGATAAACTATTTTATAAAGAAATAGCTAAGTTCAAAGAAACAGGTAAACTTCCAAGCAAAGAGGTCTTAGATAAATTATCAGATGAAACACAAAAAGTATTTATTACACCACAACAAAGATCTATTTTAGAAAGTACAGAGTTAGCTGATGATGCATTTTTAAGTGCACAAAAAGGTAATCCAGATTTCTTTAACGTAAAAAGAGGTAAATACAAATTTGAAGATGCTAATATTATTGCAGGTAAGATTACAGAACAATCTGGTGTCGAATTAGCAAGTTCACTATCTGCTGCATCAATTGGTGGTGGTGCTTTTATTAGAAATACAGAGGGTTTAAGTAGATTAATGACTATAGAATCTATTGATAATTTTACAAAAGTATTAACAAAAGACTTACCAAAAATAGATTACGATACTGCTGCCGATGGTGTAACTGCTTTTTTAAATTCACAAATAAGAGGGGGACAACAGGTCTATAAATCTACAAAAGATAAATTGTGGGATGAATTAGCAGAAGGTGTTACTAAGACGACAATGAGAGCAGACGGAACATATAATCCTGCTTTCAATGTAAAAATTAGAGGACCTGAGGTACCAACTAAAATTGATGTAAATAATACTTATAAAGGAATAAATGAAACAGTTGACAATTTAAGTGAGTATATAAAAAGAGCAACAAAAGAAAATATAGTTCCTGATAATGGTGATGTAAATCAGATGCTTGGAATTTTAAATAGAATGGGTAATGAAACAGATTACAATACTTTTAGATTAGCTTATTCTGAAATAGCTAGTATGCGACCTGTTGGAAGAGCACAATCAGTTCAAGCTGAAATAGTAAAAAGGATGGAATCTATGTTAGCAAACTCTCCTTTACCAGCTTCAGTTAATGCTGCAAGAAAAGCTGCATCCGATTTTACAAAACTAGGTGGAAGAGCATTTGAAGGTAAAGTTGTTGGTGATTTACTAAAAAGTGATTTTGGCCAAGAAAGATTATACAAAAATATTATTGGTGCAGGTAAACCAACTTACTTTAGAGCTTTTCAAAAAAGTTTAGATGATGCTAAAATTAATGCAGGTGGTAAACAATATGATTTATTTCCACAAAGAGAGGCAATACAAGGAGCGTTACAAGGACAGTTCTTTAAAGATTTTTTAAGAAGTAGTGTCGATAAATCTGGTCAATATTACAAACTTAATAAAACTGGTGCAGAAAAATTTTTAAAAGACTATGATTGGCTACTTAAAGATGATGTTGGTTTTTTAACAAAGTCACAAATAAAAGGTATTAAAGATTACACTAGAAGACTACAATTAATTGAAGGTAAAATAAAACCACCAGGTGCTGCAGGAACAAGTGGAGATATGCTTGTACAGATGAAACAAGCCGGTGCATTATCACAAATAGTTGGTGTAGTTGGTTTTGGTACGGGTACAATTGATCCAGGTGCTGCTACATTTTTTGTATTAGGTCCTGCTGGTTTAGCTTACGCAATGTCTAGACCTGCAACAACAAGAGCATTAATTGAAGGTTTAGGTAGGGGAAACAAAGGAATTGATAGTTATCAAGGGTTAACTAGATATATTGGTCAATTAAGTAGTGCATTAGTTTCAGAAGGTATTATTGGTCCAGTAGAAGCTAAAGCAGCTATTGATAAAGTGCAAGGAAACAAAGAAGCATATGAACAATATTTTAAAACAGGTATTATGCCCAATGCTCCTGCCAAAAGAGAATTTGATCCAGAGAATGCGCCTGCAATTGAAATAGATCCATATTTACAATCTGGAATAAAAAGACAAGGTTCAGGACAAAGAACAGGTTCAATAGTAAGATCTGGATCTGATATACCATTACCGAATGTAACACCATCAAACTTACCAATGGGTGGACAACAATCGAACACAGAACTAGCACAGGCCTTAAACCTTTTTAGTAAGGGAGGGATAGTCAGTGCCAAGAAAAGCTTCTAATAAAGATATACTTGCTCATCAAAGAATGGATGACCATGAGAAGTTATGTAGAATTATGCAAGAAGAAACTAATAAAAAAATAAATGATGTTCATCAAGATATACATAGACTTGAAAAAATAATGATAGCATCTACAGGATTTTTAATGACAACAATGCTAGGAATAATTGTTGCTCTTATTTTAAAATTAAACTAAAAGACCTTGTGCGTCTTGTTAGAGAAAATAATTCATTTTATATTACCGACTTAAAACTCAAAAAGAAATATGAGTATGCTAAGTATACTCGGGACAACGACCTCGGCTCACGGCACTATAATGTTGGAGATATAAAGATACCATCAGTTACAACTATATTATCAGCTACACAATCAGAAGATAAGAAAGCAGGGTTAGATGCATGGCGTGAAAGAGTAGGATACCAAGAAGCGCAGCGTATAACTAATCAAGCTGCAACTAGGGGAACTGAGATGCATTATGTATTAGAGAATTACATTGACGGTAGAGGTTACATTAATCTGTCACCAGAGGGTGCCTTACCACGACTCATGGCTCACGAAATTGTAGACAACCTAGGTAAGTTAAAAGAAGTATGGGGTAATGAAGTTAGTCTTGCATATGAAGATAGATGGGCAGGTGCAACAGATGTAGTTGGTTTATATGATGATCAACCTACGATCATTGACTTCAAACAATCAAACAAATTAAAAAGAGAAGAATATGTTGAAGACTATTATTATCAAATAGCAGCATACTCACTAGCACATAAGAAACAATATGGTCCTATAACACAAGGCCTTATCTGTATTTGTACTAAAGATAAAATTTATCAAGAGTTTAAAATGGATCAAGAAAAATTAGATGAGTATGAAGCTAAATGGTTAGAGAGAGTTGATAACTACCATAAGACTAAAGCCATTTCTGAACCTGTTCCCCAAGAGTCTTAGCAGATAATTCAATTTTGTTTTCGAGATTATGTAATACCATTTGATCAATAGTATCTCTAGCAATTATATCAATGTAAGTTACTTGAGACTTCTGCCCTATTCTATGAGCCCTGTCTTCACTTTGTTGTCTGACTTCGAGATTATATGAGTTACTAAAATAGATAACATACTTAGCAGCAGTCAATGTCAAACCATAGCCACCTACTGTTGGGTTACCTACCAAGAATCTACACTCTTCTTTGTTTTGAAATTTTTCTACTGCTTGATTACGAACATCAACAGAGTCTTTACCATAGATAGATACTACTGAGTCTACACCATAAGTCTCGGCTAATTTCTTTTTTATACCTTCAATGTTGTGTACATAGTTTGCCCAGATAATACATTTGTCTTCTGTCTCTCCAATAATATTCATAAGCTCTGTTAGTTTTGCATTACTTTTAAAATCAACAATGTCACCTTCATTTGTTTTAACAAACCCATTAGACACTTGTTGTAATTTTAATAACTCAGTAAGTTTATTATTGTAGGATACTTCTGCATCTCTAAGTATCATCAATGCAGATTGTTTAAGTTGTTCATAAGCTTTTCTTTGTTCGTCTGGTAGATCTACATATCTTTGTACATACATCTTTTCTGGTAAATCAAGACAATCTTTTTTTCTTACCCTATATGAAAAGTTTTTTAATTTATATTCTAATTCTTCTAAATTTACATAATACTTTGGTATCTGTATATTATACCCACCACGTTCTATACTAAACATAACTGCATACTTAGCTTTGAATACCGTGTAGTTATCATACCCTAATAACTTCTTATCTAAAAATGCACATTGTGAAAACAAATCTAATGGAGACTTAGTAATCGGAGAGCCTGTAAGAATTCTTTTATATCTAGCAAGTTGACCTAATTTAATTATAGCTTTAGTTCTTGATGCTCTTAAATTTTTAATTGAAGTACTTTCATCTAATATAATCATACTTCTCATACCATGTTTTTGTAATTTAGACTCTAACCATTTCTTACCTGAAGCATGAGATAACGCTTCAACATTCATAAGAACGAATGTAAGTTTATTTGGATCCATTCTAAATGTTTTATCTTTTGATACTTTCCAAATATAGATATTAGTTTCTTCTGGGCAGTGTGCATTAATTTCTTTTTTCCAATTTTGATACACAGAGTTTGGTGCAATTACAAATGCAAAATCAATTCTTTTATCTTGATATAAGTAAGCTGCATTATCTATAGCAACCTTTGTCTTACCTGTTCCCATCTCCATAAAGTATGCAAAGTTGTAAGGTTTAGCCCCTTCTACTAACGATCTTCTTTGATGACTGAAGGGTTCTGTTTTGTATTTATACATTGAGAATGATTTAAATTATTTATTTGCAAAGATCAAATAAATAATATATTGATTCGACCAAGGAGGTTCTTATGGACTTAGAAGCAGAATCTATTGTAAAGATAGATATGGCGATGTCATCGAACATCACCGAATCTTGCAAAAAGTTATTGGAAACTCAGAAAAAAATAGAAACGACTGAAGAAGAACTAAAAAAGTTAAAAGAGGTTGAGACTAATCTTTCTGAGCAAACAATCCCAAACTTAATGCAACAAGCAGGTGTAGAGTTGATTAAACTTGAAGGAGGAATATCCGTAGAAGTTAAACCGTTCTACTCTGCAAGAATACCAGCATCTAGAAGTGAAGAAGCTTTTGAATGGCTTCGTGCAAACGGCCATGGAGATCTGATTAAAAACCAGGTATCCTTGGAGTTTAAAATGAAGCAAGACAATGAAGCTAAAGCACTTGTAGAAGAGTTGAAGAATAAGGGTCTAGCAGTTCAACAGAAAACATCAGTACATCCTAGTAGTCTAAGATCGTTTGTAAAAGAACAGATTGCAGATTTAGGAAAAGATGTTCCTGCAGAATTGTTTGGAACCTACGTTGCAAATAAAACTAAAATAACCACGAAGGAGTAATCATGATAGAAAAGCAACAAGAAAAAGCGATAGTAAAGAAAAAAGAAAACCTACCAGTTCAATTTAATTTAGAGGATATGGCAGGTCAAGGTCAAGAGTTTACAACAGCTCGAGATCAAAAACTTCCAATGTTAAAAATACTTTATGCCAACTCTCCTGTATTAGATGAGACAGATGGTAAATTTGTTGAGTCTGCTAGACAGGGTGACATATGGAGTGAAACATCTGGTACAGTGTGGAAAGGTAAAGAAGGTCTGATAGTAGCACCATGTCTTTACATAAACACATTTAATGAGTGGAAGGACAAAGGTGAAGGTTTAGGAAGACCTGTAGCAATACACACGGATCCTGCAATTATGTCTGAGACTACAAGGTCTGCAGATAATAAAGATAGATTGCCAAATGGTAATTATATCGAGGATACAGGAAATCATTTTGTTTACATATTGGATAAAGATATGAATCCAATTGAACAAGCCTTGATACCTTTGAAGTCAACTCAAAAAAAGAAATCCAAAACTTGGAATTCTATGATTCAGTCTAGAAGAGCGCAGGGTAAGAATGGTATGTACAATCCACCATCTTGGTCAACAACTTATAAACTGAGTACGACTAAAGAATCTAATTCTAAAAACTCATGGTATGGATGGGTAATAGAATTTAATTCATTCTTAAATCCTACTGAGCATCTAAAAGTATTAGAAGCGACTCAAGGGTTTTATAAGAGTGCAATGAAGAGCGATATCTTTGGTAAGGTAGACTTCTCACAAGAGAATCAATCTCAAGGCAATCAGGTTAAGGAAGCAACTCCGTTTTAATTAATCATGGAGCAAAAACTCTTAAAGATATTTGAGGGTAATTCTGAACTGTTCATCACTACTTCTCTTACAGGGGAAGTAGATGAACGGGGCAAGAAACAGGTTAAAGTACTCACGGTCCACGAACCTGTTACCCTTGAGTTATGGAAACAACATTTAAAAGGAGAAACACGGATTGGGATAAAACCTGAGAACGGTGACGTGTGCAAATGGGGATGTATTGATATTGATCCTCGTAACTATACTACATTTTCAGAAAAGAAAATTGTAGATATTATAAGAAACAATCAACTACCATTAATAGCAGTAAGATCTAAATCTGGTGGCCTACATTTATTTTTATTCTTAAATGATTGGTACCCTGTAAAAGAAGTTCTTAAAGTTCTTAATGATTGGAATAAAACTTTCTTCTACTCTGAAGAAGTATTTCCAATGAATAAATGTTTGAACATGCCTTACTTCAATATGGATCAAACTACTGAGTTTGCTTACAATGATAACAACACTCCAGTAATGATAAACAATTTTTTAGAAATGATAACTAAAAAGACTGTTACATTAGAGCAGTTAAAAAATATTAAAGTTAAAGAGTATGAGCCAGAGAGTGATTGGAAACATTATCCTCCTTGTGTTCAAAAAATGATTTCAGAAAAATGGGAAGGTAATCACAGGAACGAATTGTTATTTAATGTTGGTGTACTTGAGATGAAGAAAGCCGATGGCAGCTTAAATGCAAGTGAGATACAAAACATTTTACAGAAAAGGAACTATGAAATATTTACAACACCGTTAGATCCTAAAGAGGTAGAAACACTTGCAAAGTCTATATCTAAAAAAGATTATGCATATAAGTGTCCACCTAAAACAAATGCAATTGCACCACTATGTAATAAAGATCTATGTAAGTTAAGAAAGCTTGGTATTGGTTCACAAGTCCCAGATATGATTGATGACTTTGAAGATGTAGAGTTTATAAGATCTACTAAATCAATTGAATATACATTTAAGTTCCAAGATGAAAAAATAATAATTAATCCAGAAGATATGAAGGATGAAAAATCTTTTAGAGTTAAGTTATTAAGATATGGGATTTATTGGATGACATTACCTAAGCCTAAGTCGGGACCATCACCATTTGAAATGCTCATGGCTACATTAGTTAGGAAAGCAGTTGAGAATGAAAAGATGAAATTTGAAGATACACTTGGTGAAGAGAAATATAATTTTCTTAAAAAATTTTTTGAGAGTCATATTGAAGAAGATGACTTTGAAAAACTACAAGACAATTATGTTATACTGGATTCCAAAACAAACATTTGTTACTTTAAAAAAATTACTTTTGAAAAATTTTTAGGTAGTGATAAAACATTTAAGAGTGCTAGTGAAGCATTAAATCTACTTAATTGTGATAGACATGATTACCATGAAGGTGTCAAGAATGTGTGGTCAGTTATAATGCCTAAGTTTGTTGATTACAAAGTAGCAGAGAAAAAAGAAACAAAGAAAACTGTAACGGAGATGGATGACGAATTCCACACAGGAAAGTTTAGAACTTAAAATACTTAAAGATCTTTACCATAAGACAGTAAAGATCTTTGGTCCTCCAGGTACAGGTAAAACATATACACTGATTGAGAAGGTACTTAAAAGTTATTTAAGAAAAGGTATTAGGCCAAATGACATTGCTTATCTATCCTTTACTAACAAAGCTGTTAACACTGCAGTCAGAAGAGCTATGGAGTCTTTTCCAAATTATTCTACAGAAGATTTTTCAAGATTTAAAACATTACATACTTATTGTCGTAGATATTTTCCAGAAGAAGTATTTGATCCTAAAGATTGTACAATTGATTTTGCATTACAGACCAAAGTAATTAAGACTTCAGATAAAAGATTAGCAGATGATAACTTCATGTATAAAGATTGGTCACTAGGAGTCTACAGTAAAGCTAGGAATTTATTAATTGATCCAGAAGAAGCATACAAGATGGAGAGTTATAAAAGAGATTCACTTACAGTATTTAAAAGAAAGATAGATACTTACGAACATTATAAAACAGGTGGAGGAGAAAGATCATTCATAGACTTTGATGATATGATTCAAAGAGCAATAACAGAAGTAACTTTCCCACCACTTAAAGTTTTAATCTTAGATGAAGCACAGGACTGTACACCGTTACAATGGTCGGTGTTATATAAGATGGCACCTAAAGTAGATAGAATATATCTTGCAGGGGATGATGACCAAGCTATATATAAATGGAATGGAGCTGATCCAAAATATTTTACTAAGTTCTTTCCAGGTCGGAAAGTAAAATTAAGAAAGACCGAAAGATTTGGTGAAGCCATACATCGATTCTCTCAAGTAATTAGAAGAGGAATAAGAGATAGTGAAGAGAAAGAGTATCAACCAGGAGACTCAAAAGGATCTGTTAAAAGTTATTTATCATTTAAAGAGATACCTTTCGAAACATTAAAAGAAGATTGGTATATCTTAGGTCGTATAAATGAAACTGTAAATGAACTTAGAATGTTAGCTAAGGATGCAGGTTTATATTACAAAGACAATAGAGGTACTAAATGTTTTGATCAGAAACAATGGGAAGCTATTAAAGCTTGGACAACAATTAGTAATAATAAAAAGATAGATAAAAGAGCAGCACGAAACATGGTTAAGTATATAAGGGAACTTGATGATCCTGCTTATAGATTAGATAAATTTTGGAGAAACGAACCAGACTTAAGAGAGTATGACTTTCAAACTTTAAAAGAATGGTGTGGTTTAGCATTAGAAGATAAACAAAAAAATAAACCATGGTATTGGATATTAAGAAGAAATTTTAAACCTAGACAAGTAAGACATTTTATTAGATTGTTAAGAAGGTATGGACAAAAAGAATTAGATAAAGATCCTATAATAACAATTGATACAATTCATAGTGTTAAAGGTGGTGAAGCAAACCATGTTGTACTTTACAGTAAAGGTAATTATCCATCTGATTATGCAAATAAAAACAAACAAGAAAAAAGTGATGAGCGTAAAGTTTGGTACACCGGTGCAACAAGAGCAAGAAAAACTTTACATTTATTAAGAACAGACTATAAGTTTAATTACCCCATTGGGTCAGACTATTTAATTTATGTACAAGAAAAAAATAAAAAATAAATTGGAGAACCACATTGGAAGAGCATAAGATAGAACCCTTATTTTCAATACCTTTATATAGTTCTAAATTAAAACGAGAGCTGACTAAACAAGAAAATGATTTTATTTTTAACCACACTTCAAAGGTTGTTCAAAATAGAGGTGGTAATTATATGTCTTATGATAATAAAATTTTAAACAATGAAAATTTAAAAGAATTAAAGGAATTTTTTCTTACACATATCAATAACTATTTTGACAAAATCATACAAACTAATAATAAAATTACTCCATACATTACACAGTCTTGGTTAAATTATAATAATAAAAATACAAATCACCATGTACATAGTCATCCTAATTCATTTATTTCTGGAGTCTTTTATATTTCAAGCGAGATAGATAAGGACTCTATAGAATTTCTTATAGATGATAATGCTATTACTTTTTCTGAAATTAAAAAATTTAATGTTTTTAATTCAACACATTGGACAATACCTGTAGAAAATGGTTTATTACTCTTGTTCCCTTCAAATTTAAAACATTGTGTAAAAAATCATGTATACGATTATATCAGAATAAGTTTATCTTTTAATGTTTTTGTAAAAGGAATAATAGGATCAAATTTAAATCAACTTAATTTAGATGAGGGATAATGATGACAAATAAAGGAATGTTTGATGAAGCTAAAGATGCAGATGAAAAACAGATTGGAGGATCCCACTATAAATCGTTTATCATTCAACCGTGGACTTTTATAAGAAAGAATGGTCTAAATCCCTTTCAAGCAAATGTAATTAAATATGTATGTAGATATTTATTCAAAGGTAAAACAATTGAGGATATTGATAAAATTATTCATTACTGTGAATTAGAGAAGCAACATTTGAAAGAAGAGAAAAAATGAACGGACTACAACTTACATTAACTTTTAAAAAATCTATGTGGAATACACCAAGTGAATATAAAGATTTATCTGGTGCAAGTGAAATAGCTATTGATCTAGAGACAAGGGATGATGGTATTAATGAAAAACTTGGAGCTGGTTGGGCTTTAGGTAAGGGAGAGATTGTAGGATTTGCAGTAGCTGTTGATGGATGGCAGGGATACTTTCCGTTTGGTCATTTAGGTGGTGGTAATATGATACCTGAACAAGTTAAAGCATACATGAAAAAAGTTTGTAGCTTACCTTGTACTAAAGTATTTCATAATGCTCAGTACGATGTAGGATGGCTTGAAGCATCAGGGATCACGGTCAACGGACAAATAGTAGATACAATGATAGCTGCAGCACTTATAGATGAAAACAGATTTCAATATAATTTAAATAGTTTATCAGTTGATTATCTTGGAGAAATAAAAGCAGAAACAGAATTAAGAGAAGCTGCCGCAGCACATGGTATAGATCCTAAAGCAGAGATGTGGAAGTTACCTGCAGAACATGTTGGATATTATGCAGAACAAGATGCAGTGCTTACTTTAAAGTTGTGGCAAAGATTTAAACAAGAAATAAGAACTCAGAGTTTAGAAACAATTTGGGATCTAGAACAACAATTAATTCCTGTCTTAATAAAAATGCGTCAACGAGGAGTGAGAGTCCAAGTGGAATTAGCTGAACAATTAAAAAAACAAATGTTGATCCAAGAAAAAGAATTACTGGTGGCCATACAAAAAGAATCAGGAATAGAAGTAGACATTTGGGCATCACGCCAGATTGCCAAAGCTTTTGACAAAATGAAGTTAGATTATCCACGAACTGAAAAAACAAAAGAGCCTTCCTTTACACAAAATTGGTTAATAAATAACAAACATAAACTAGCACAGTTGATTGTGCAAGCCAGAGAGGTAAATAAATTTCATAGTACCTTTCTTTCATCTATACTTCGATACCAGGTTAAAGGTAGAATCCATGGAGAGATACAACAATTAAGATCAGATTCTGGAGGAACTGTATCGGGTAGACTATCTATGAGTAACCCAAACTTACAACAAGTACCAGCTAGAAATAAAGATCTTGGTCCTAAAATAAGATCGCTATTCATACCAGAAGAAGGCTATCAATGGGGTTCATTTGACTATTCACAACAAGAACCAAGGATGACTGTGCATTATGCAGCATCTATTGGAGACAATGGTTATGCAGGATCTCAAGAATTAGTTGAAGCATACAAAGATAATAGTGCAGACTTTCATCAAACAGTTGCAGATCTTGTAGGTATTGAGAGAACTCAAGCTAAGACTATAGGCCTTGGTATAATGTATGGAATGGGTAAAAATAAATTAGCATTATCATTAGGAGTTACTAAAGATGAAGCAGATGA